AGTCGATGACACGGAGGTAACATGCTCATATATCTCATGTTCAATGAAGAAGGGATGGTCGATCGCTTCGGGCAAGCTAACTACCCACCTCCAGAGGCGGTTCTAGTGGACATCCCTATCGACCACTCCATCCTTTCGCGGTTCTATCTTGCGGAGCGGCCCTCCCTGCCTGCCCCCGCTCAAGACGGCACGGTATGGACGGTGAGCGGCTGTCCGCTGGATACCCGCGTGGAAGTGATAGACGAGACCGGCGGGGAGATCATGTTTCAGGGCGACGCCGAGGAAGACGGGCAAGAGTTCGTTTTCGATCTCCCAGACGCAGGGAACTATGAAATCACGGTGCTTCCGCCTGCCCCTTGGATGCCGATCGTCCGAAAGGTCCATGTAGAATGATCGTCCTGAGCCGCAGTCAGACGAGCCTTCAAAAAGAAGAGGCTCGTCGAACAAAAGCGATAGCAGATAAGATCACTGCGGAACGCGACCGGCGCATCGAGGCGGGTTTCTGGTTCGGCGGAAAGCTGTTTCAGGCTCGCCCTGAAGATCAGCTCCGGCTGTCTGGAGCCGCCAATGCGGCCTCCGTGGCCATCGCCAACGGAGCGCAGCCGGGGGACGTCAACTGGCACGGGGAGCCGGACCCCTTCGCGTGGATCGCCGAGGACAACTCGCAGATGGTGATGGACGCTCCGACGACCATCGCCTTCGGCATGGCGCTGCTGCGCCACGTCAACTCGCACATCTTCGCCGCTCGGGCACTGAAGAATGCCGACCCCATCCCCGAGGACTACGCTGACGACAGCCACTGGCCGGGAGTCTGACATGCCGCACCGCATTCCCTATCACCGAAGGTTGATGGAGTTCCACTTCGCGTGCTGTACGATTGGGTTCGGTTTCTTCTTGCTGCTGCCCGCAGTCTCGATGGACAGCCCGGCCTTCATCATCCTTCTTGTCTGGCTCCGAGAGTTCGAGTGGGCGTTCCTGTTCGTGATGACTGGAGCGGCGCACCTCGCCAGCCTACTGGTCAACGGGATGAGATGGTGGACTCCATTCACGAGAACGTTCATGCTGGTGATCAATACTCTATGCTACAGCGTGTTCGCCTACGGGTTCTGGACTCTGGACCCATACTCCACCGCAGTTTATACCTACGGCGTTTTCGTCGGCGCCGAGGCTCTGATCTGCATCTATCGAGCGGTTGTTGACTGCGTCCACGCAATTACAATAAGGACGTCATATGTTCGCTGAAAATGTCGCGCTACTAATCAGCGCTATCAGTGGGGTCATTGTGGCTGTGGGCTCGGTGGCTGTGGTACGAGGTAGAAAAGAAGCTAAGGCGGGGGCAGGGGCTTCGGCAGAGGCGGTGCTCAATGCATCCATTAAGGACAACCCCGCTGCGGTCGAGGCATGCTCCAAGGCAATCGTCAAAGCAGTTGAATTAAACACTCAGGCGATCACCGAGGGCAACCGCATTGCAGCAATGACCCGGGAAGAGAGTCGTCTCACGAACGACAAGCTCAACTCGATACACCTTGATATGTTCAGAGGAAGAGGACCCACATGACTTTCACTCAAGAATTAGTGCTGACCCATCAGGAGCGGATGAAGCACCTCGGCTACTACACCGGTCCGCTCGATGGCGACGCAGGGGTCTTGACACAGGCAGCCTTCACGGACTTCAAAGTCCAGTGTGGTCTGGCGGCTCGGCCCTACCCCGGACCGATCACGATCGAGCGGCTCTGGGACGTGGACGCACCGCGGAGGCCGGTGCCCGATCCGATCGTTCTGAAGAAGATGCCCCCGCAGTTGGTCGAGGGTTTCCGATACCTCGGGATCAAAGAGACGCCGGGGAAGGCGAACAACCCTACCATCATGAAGTGGGCCGAGGATCTCGACCAATGGTATCCCGGCGACGACGTGCCGTGGTGCGGCCTTTACACCGCGCATTGCATGGCGGTCGGATACCCCGACGTCCCGCAGGATTTCAATCGCCTCGGCGCTCGCGAATGGGGTAAATACGGGGTCGCCGCCGACAAGGACAACCCGCCTCTCGGCGCGGTATGGACGATGTGGCGAACCCATCCTACCAAGAGCTGGAATGGCCATGTCGGCCTCGTCACCGGCTTCAACAACCACCACGTCCGTCTGCTGAGCGGAAACGTCAGCGACAGCGTGCAGGAACTCTGGTTCCCGCGTGAGCGGGGCCTCGCCTGCCGGGTGCCACTCGGCTACACCTACGGTCCTGCGCCTCGTGCCGAGACCGGCAAACTTTCCGTGAGGGAGAACTGACCATGGAACAGATCATCACCGAGCTCCTGCTGGCGCTCATCCCGCTGCTCGTCGGCATCATGACGGCGTTGCTGTACCGCTACACCGGTATCAAGGTCGAGGATAAGCACGCCGAGACTCTGAAGAAAGCACTTCGCACCGGGGTGCTGGTTGCTATCGAGAAGCGCGACCTCGGCGACGGAGGAGCCGCCGCATGGGGCGCCATCCGAGAAGAGGTTCTGCAGCACGTCCGATCCTCGGTGCCCGATGCGATCTCCAAGCTCAACCCGAGTGAATGGATTCTCGACAATCTCGGGATCGCCGAACTGCAGAAGGTCCGGCTCAAGCTGCCCTTGAATTAATCCAAAAGGCCCTCAGAAATGAGGGCCTTTTTCGTTTGGCTCTAGGAGCCGCTGGGAGGGGCCTAGGAGCCCCTTCTTTCTTTCCGGGGCCTCCCCCTCCTTCCGAAGAGAGAAGCCCCTTTCTCGGCCGGATTATTGGGGCTCCTCGCAGCGCCCGAGATAGGAAGGGTCCATGCCGGGGCAATTCGGCCCGAACTCGGACCCTTCCACAGCAAGATACCAGACGAAAGCGAGCACCGCGAGGAAGCCGAGAACCGAAAAAGTCTCTTCGATGGTCTTTCTTCTCATGCTGCCACCACCCAAGTGCTCCCGCAGGAATGGTAAGTGCCGTGATTGCCCGGCGCATCGTCGAGGTCAATGAAGACCGTGACCTGAGTATCCGTCCATCCGGGGCCGAAGCCGAGGATGGTTCCCAGCTTGCCCCAAGTGGTCACTCTCTGGCCGACCTTGAAGCCATCAGCTTCCTTGCGCTTGTCCATGGCGGGGATGATTTTGCCGTCCATTATTTCGTTCCTTTTCTGGGAGTGCCTGCTTTAGTGAGAGTTGCTTGATAAGCGAGAGCGTCAGCGATTGCGTTTTCGTTTTCTTCTGCAGTCGGAAGAATGCGAACCAAGGTGTCAGGGGCAACCTGGATTGCTGTTTTTGCGCCAGTGATGCGGACTTGGTCCCCGACGTCATGCCAGATACCGTCTTTCATGTAGCGTGCGCCAGAAGGGACAGTTTTCACTTCGATGGCGGTGAGCTTCTTGATCCTGTCGGTCCGGATCGCTTGGCCGACCTTGACTTCGGAAGCCGGCACCTTAAACTTGGAGAGGTAGTATTCTTTGGCGGCTTTGCCGCGTTTGGTAAGGGCCCGGCAACCATTTTCGCCATTGCATTTATAGCAGCGATCGTGCTCGCCGTTGAAGGAGTGACAGCCGGTGCCTCCGCAGCGGGTGCAGGGTTCGGTTTCGAAGACTGTGGTAGACATGTGCTTGCTCCTTGCTATGCCCTCAATATACGACACCTCTATGCCCATGTCAACAAGTTTCTTAGTCGGCCGTTCCCCAGCTAGGTCCGGTCGAGATGTCGATCATGACGGGAACGCTAAGTTCAGGAACCGCGTTTTCCATGACGCGTTTGAACTCTGCCCACCAAGGACCATTCGGATCGTTAAGATCATCGAAGTCAAGCTCATCATGGACGGTCAGCAGCGGGATGCCGCAAGCGTCCTCTTCGAAGAGCCCAGCCTCGTAGGCTGTGACCATGGCTTTCTTCATGACGTCCGCGGCTCCGCCTTGAAGCTTGCGATTGAGTGCCTTGTGAGTCCTCGACCGCTGGATATTATAGACCCCCCACTCCCGAGCGGCCGCTTCGTACTCCATGTCCGAGGTACCGGGATCATATCTCTTCGGCCCCCAACGGGTGAAGTCCGAACGGCGGCCGAGGATAGTTTCAACATATCCGAGGCGATGAACTTCCGCAGCCGCCTCGTCCATGGTCGCTTTTGCATAGGGGGCAGCCTTATGGTAGATCTCGAACAGCTGCTTACCTTCCGCAAGAGGCATGCCCAAGTCCCCGGCAAGCTTCCCCTCGGACATGCCATAGATCAGACCGAAGTTGATGTTCTTAATCGGCCTCCGATCCAGCTCTCGACCCGAGAAGTCTTTGACAAGAGCAATAGTCTTGTCGTGGTAGTCCATGTCGGGGTTTCTTCTATAGGTCTCCCGTAGCTCGTGCGCGCCGGGACCGACCGCATGATGAGCCAGCATCCGATATTCGATCTGGCTGTAGTCGGCTTTGCGCCAAAGCCCGAGGGCAACGAAGATCTCTCGAACCTTCTTCCCTATTTCAGTTCTGACCGGGATGTTCTGAAGGTTTGGGTCACTCGAAGAGAACCGCCCTGACCGAGCCCCGCCGCCTTCCCCTTTAAGGGGATGGAATGAGCAATGAACACGTCCGTTAACGTTCTTCTCAATAATATAGGACTTGACGAAAGTGTTCTTAACTTTCGCCGTCCTACGGTAATCAAGAATAGCCGCGGCTAGTGGGTGCTCGATTTCTTCTAGCAGCGGCGCCGAGAAAGAAACCTTGCGCTCTTTAGTCTTTCGGTCAACAGCAATAGGGAGCGGGATACCCAATCTCTTAAAGGCAGAGGTCAAGCTGTCCCGAGCGTTAGGGTTTACTGGTTGCCCTGCAATATCCGACAGAGCTTTTTCCTGACGAACAAGGTCATCCCCTAGTTCGTCATGGAGCTGATGCGCCCTATCAAGATCGACTGGTGCACCCTTCATTCTCATTCTGACGAGAAGAGGGATCAGCCGGCATTCTAGATCGAAAAGGTTAGTAACTCCTCGTCTCCACAAAGCCGGCCATTGCGCGTTCAGAATATGAACCGGCTGTGCGGCGTCTCCTTCAGCATATGGACCTACCAAAGACGGAGGCGCCAAATACAAATTAGCTCGCTGGTCTTTGGGATTACCCCCACACCAAGTATGAAGCCACTCATAGAGGACATTGGTTACTTTACCGTAGCCGAGGTATTTTTCTGCTAGGCTGTCGAGATCGACGTTAGGCGCCTCGGAGTTCAATAGCGCTTCGGCAAATTGAACGTCATAGAGACGTCCCCGAACTTCTACCCCTTCAGCCATCAATGAGCCGACATCATAGATCAAGTTTGCCCCAACTTTCGGTCGGTCATCCCCGAGGGTATGAGCTACGAACCGAAGGACTTGATCTCGATCCATATTCATCGCCATATGCTCAGGCGGGAGAACATGTTTTCCGTCTTCGATCCCATGCGCGAACGGGAAGTACCAGCTCGTTCCGTCCTCGGCGCTTAGGGAGATGCCGGTTAGGTGCGATTTATTGCGGCCCCACCCCGGCCCTGACTTCCTAAGTTCAGGATCATACCCTTCAACGTCAAAGCCAATAATGCGCGATCCGGAGAGGTTCGGAAACTCATGCGGACGCCACCCAGTCACCGGAATGTCCGGGATCGGGCCGCGCTCACGGGGGCCGCGGGTTCCCCCCTTTCGAACAGGCGGGAGGTCTTCCCATAGGAGACCAACCCGTGTAGGATCAAACATTAGTCATACCTACAATCACGCCTCGAAGGCTATCTCCAGTAAACAAGCAAGGCTGCGGGTAGGCATCGAACGCCATATGCGTAGCGAGCCCGTTAACCAACTTGAGCATTTTGGAAGAAAACGCCGGACCCTCCGGCAGCCCCTCCACTTCGATAGTTGCCCCCATATCTTCGGCCCCCGTGGTGAGGGCTCCTTCCTGAAACTTCACAACAGTGGTCTCTGGCGGGACAAAAGGATCAATAGTCGACAACGCTTCGAACAGTGAGGCGGGTAGAGGCCGCAGCGTCCCGACCGCCCTCTCGAAGATGGTGGCGACGGTGTCGACCGGCCAGTCGACGGAAAGTCTCTGAGTTCGAAGCCATCGTCCGTCCTCGTAGTGGAAAGTGACGCTAGTCTCGGCGACTTGGACTGAAATAGGATCTTCCTTGATTCTTGCCAGCTCGGCGACGGCGAACCTCGGAATATTGAAAGTAGGCCATGGGTGGTTAAGCCATGCTTGCAGAATGATGACGTTGTTCGTTACTTCGAGCAAGCCATTGGTAAAGTTCATCCCCATCGCCCAAGGGCGAGTAGCGTCCTGCGCGATCAGGGGGAGAAGCTTCTTGCACCACTCCGCCAGTCCCGGCAATCCCGGGTATACCTCTCCTTGCGGTTCGATCTCGTAGATCGCTGCGTCCGTGCAGGGGATTAGAGCTTTAAATCCCCCTGACTTGATTGAAAGTCGGCCGGTTTCCGTTAGGCGAATTGAGATAACGTCTTCGCACGCCGCTAGGGCCTTATGGAAGAGTACGGCTTTAGGTTTTGCCTCGATGTCGAGGTCGATAGGGGCAGACAACGCCATATGCCCGTTGTAGCCGATTACAGTTCCTTTCCTGAGCTGGTAGTATTCCAGCTCGGGGGTTATCGTGTTAACCTTAAGGGCACCTTGCGCAAACTTTAGAGCCTCTAGCATTTCTTCGCTCCTAGAAGAGTAGTTGTTGTTTTGCTTTGAAGGGTTGACGCCAATGGTCATCCCCCATTAGTTTCCCCACTCGGTCGTAAGAAAAGCAATTCAATGCCCAGCGCCCGTCGTGGACATCTCTTACCTGCTCCAAAGTAAGGCCGTAGTATGCTAACTTTTCGAGAATGGTGGCCTGCGCTTCAGGGGGCATGGAATTGAAATGTGCCCCCCATTTTCTTATATTAGGGGATCGGGCTGAAATAGAGATCGCCCGATTGAACTCAGGAAGCATTATCGAGCCGTTCGCGGCCATTTGGACCCATGAAGACGAGTCGCAAGAATACCATGGGTATTTAGACATTAGCTTTCGAGACGTAAGGCCAAACCCGTGAACTTTTCGCCGGGCAATTCCGTCTTTATCAGTTAGAACCTTTTCCCATATCTCATCAAGCCATAGTTCAAGTTTATTGTTAGGAATAGGCACCATCCCGCCAATCGTAATGTACTCGTAATTGCGAATATAGTACTCACATAGGTCGAGGGGCTCGCCGTAGTGAAAGCAGGGAAGGACCTCGGCCCCTAGCTTTTCGAGGGTGTTTTGATTATGGAAGGTGCCTTCCGGATCACCGATGGCGTCGAGAACTGACGCCATTTCGATAATGTCCTGATGGCCTTTTACGAACTCTGCGTAGGCTTCGATGCTGACTTCGACCCCGAGACTAAACGCCGAGAAGGCGCCCGAGTCAAGAAACACCTTATCCCCAGCGCGTCGAATCATATCGACGTACCGGCCCTTGTGGATATAATGATATGATTCGAGCTTATGGGTAACCTCGTCTCGCAGAGCCTTCATTTGAGGCGTAAACCTGCGATAGAGGTTACCGAAGATGCTCAAGTGCGAGGTATAGAGCCCCGCTATATAGAGCCGCATGACGCCTCCCCTTAGCGGACGTCGTCGTAGTTCGAAGTCGTGGGCAAGTTCATCAGCCCTTCTCGGTGGGCGCGAAGAACCAGCGGATCGGGGACGCCCGCTTCCTCGAAACCCTTCGCCCGAAGCAGCGTCGCATGGTCGTGGCCGACCGGTGGATACTGGCCGTCATAGCTGGTATGCGTATAGGCCAGCGCTTCCATGCACCCCGGCAGGTCCATTGCGAGATGGACGGATTGAGCCTTGGTGAGGTCCATCAGCGGCGTGTGGATTGTCAGGTTTCCGAGGGCGCCGTCTTCGCCGGTGAAGGTCCCGAAGTTGCAGGCATCCTGTACCTTGTCGATGAAGACCTGTCGGCAATCGGGGTACCCGCCGTAATCCTCTTGACAGACGCCGGTCACGAGATTCTGGATCCCCCGGACATAGGCCCGGTTGGCCGCAACTGTCAGGAACAGCTGGTTTCGCATAGGAACGAAGGTCTTTTCCAGTCCGCCCGGCAGGCTCTGGTGGTCCTCGTATTGCTCCAGCTCGGCGCCGGAGACCAACGGGGAAGTGCCTTCGAGGATATGCCCTCCGAGGTCGATCACTTCGTGAGAAGCGACGCCGGCCGCGGCCGCGACCTGAAGAGCCGATTGGATTTCGATTGCATGCCGCTGACCGTAATTGAAGGTCACTGTATGCAGCTCGTCGAAGTGCTCTTTCGCCCAGAACAGGCAGGTGGTCGAGTCCTGCCCTCCGGACAGAACGATAAGCGCTTTGGTCTTATTCATGGTATGCTCCTTACGAATTAGCCCATGCCATAAACTCGGCACGAGTTGCGGGTTGAGTTTTCATAACGCCGTGAAGGGCGCAGGTGACGGTATGATGGCCTTGCTGACAGATGCCTCTCGACTCCATGCACATGTGCCTCGCCTTGACCACAACGCCGACGCCGATGGGATTTAGATTTTCCCAAAGATCGGAGGCAATATCACGGGTCAACCTTTCCTGAACCTGAAGTCGACGGGCATGCATATCGACGAGTCGGGAAAGCTTCGAGAGCCCGACGATGCGGCCGTTCGGGATATAGGCCACGGAGGCCGTCCCGAAGATGTCGGCAAGGTGGTGCTCGCATTTGGAGTAGAGAGGAATATCTTTGACGAGAACCATCTCGTCATAGTCTTCCCCTCCGTCCTCGAAGACCTTCAGAATGTCTGCAGCGCTCTCGGAGTAGCCGCTCGTCCAGAACTGCCATGCCTTGGCGAAGCGGTCCGGGGTCTCAAGCAGGCCCCCGCGTCCGTGCGTTTCAGGTTCAGCGCTCTTGAGAATGAGCGAGGCGGCGGCGGTGAGGTTTTCTTTCGGGCCTTGAGGCGCTTTCGACTTCAAGGGCGTCCAGTCCTGTGAGCCATCAATGACCGTTACTCCCGGCTGCTTGACTTTATGGCCGTAAAGGGCCTGAAGGTCGCGAAGCGATATATCCCGAGCTTGCGCTTCGGTTATTTCCACTACGCTATGGATGCGAACATCGGGCTCCGGAGGCATCCAGCTTACGCGAGGCATAATGGTTTCCCCGTTCGGTCCGAAGGTGCTGATTTCGTAGAACCAAGGCATTTCGGCTACCTCCAGTAGCTGGCGGAATTGGCGCCGTGCTCGCTGACCCGGGCGCGCGTAAGACGGACCCGGTCGGCGAGCCCTTCTCTCGCAAGCCAGCTCGAAACGTGATTGTAGACCATCTCAGCGAACTTTTCGCAGCCAGTCGCCGAGACGATCACCATGTCGATCACGCCCGCAGAATGCGCGACCTTGAAGGCGTGCATATCGGGATCGTCTTCGGCGACCAGTGTTTTATGGTCGAAGGTATCCTGCAACCACGCCTTGATGTCTTTCAACCCTCCGAAGTCGACAACCCAATTCAGGGCGTCGAGCTCTTCGGCTTCGAACTCAAGGTGAACTGACAGCGCATACCCATGAAGCTTCGAGCAGTGGGAATGGGTTGCCCGCCATTGCCGAAAGCAGGCGGAGAGGCCTACGTCATGACCGTAGGTCTTTGTCGAACGATACATTTTAGCTCCTTACTCGAGATTGAGGTATTTGTGGATTTGCAGCTGGATTGTATAGCCATGCTTCATGCAAGACTTAACGGCGATCTCTTGGTTCGCTCGGTTAATCTCTTCGTCTTTATGGTCGGCCGGCTGAAGGTAGATCGGGCGGTCCCACCACGCCGGAGGACGGGCGAGCATGGGGTGCGCCGAGTGCCCGAGAGCCTGAAGCGGGAGCCCGTCTAGGGATGCGCCGTCCTCGACGCTGGTCACATATTTATAGCAGCAGGCGCGGGCGGTGATATCGGGGTGCACCTTGCCAGTTTTCGGGCTGCATACGAGGTAGACGCCCTGCCACGGTCCGACTTGGGTATGGTACTGAAACCCGTCAGCCTGGGGCGGGGGCAGGGTGCCATTCGTTTCGATCTGAACCCTGTAGCCCAGTTCGTAGAGAAGCTTCAGCAGCGGACCGAGGTTCTGCCTGAAGGGCTCACCGCCCGTGATGACGACAAGGGGCTTGATCTCGGTATTCGAAGACCAGGGTTCTACCAAAGTATCGGCGATGATCTGATTGGGGGTCAGGAGAGCCCGAGAGCTAGTGTAGTCCGTATCGCACCACGGGCATTGCAGATTGCACCCCGCGAGCCGGATGAATACCGCAGGCTGCCCGCAGAAGGGGCCTTCGCCTTGGATCGTGTAGAAAATGGAATGGACGTAGAGCTTCAAGCCGTCGGTGCGCGAGCGTTTCTCAATCGGCTGTTGGTTCTTTTTCATGCTGGTGTCCTCAGCGCCGGTGATTTATAGAAACCTCCCCCGCGGCGTGGAAGCGCGGAGGAGGTTAGGACCGAAGGTCGGGGGCAAGCGAGACGCTTAACCTTCGGCCGGTGCCGGAGCCGGATCGGCGGGCGCGGGCTTCGCAGCCTCTTTGATCGCGTCGCGCGCGGCCTTGCGCTGTTCGGCGGTCACGCCGTTGAAGGTGCACCAGTGATTGTACTGGGTCGAGACCGTGCCGTCGTTGATTTCCGGCAGGGCCGTCTTCAGCTCGCCGAGCAGAACCGGGCGCTTCAGGTCGGCCGACATTTCATCCGCCTTGTCCCAGACGGCGCCGGTCTTGGTGCCGGCGAGCGGCCGAGTCACGTCGTTCTGCTTCTGGCGCTCGACCTTCGGCTTCTTCTTCGCCTCGGTCAGTTCGGCGCGCGCGGTCTTCGCCGCTTCCTTCGCCGCCTTCAGGGCTTCGGTCGCCGAGGTTGCTTCGGCCTTCGCCTCGGAGGCCGCTTTTTCGGCAGCGGCTTCGGCTTCCTTCGCGGCGGTCTCGGCCGCAACCCACTGGTCGCGCGTGGCCTTGTGCTCTTCGGTGTCCGGCACAGCCTTCAGACCTTTGGTCATCTCGGCGGTGTGCGCCTTGGCGGTCTTCAGGGCGTCGGCGGCGGCCTTCGACTTGGCCTTGGCGTCGGTCTCGACCGTCTTCGCGGCATCGACGACAGATTTCGAATCGGCGGCTTTCTTTTCGGCAGCTTCGAGAGTGGTCTTGTCGGTCATAGTCTGTCCTTTCAGGAGGGGTTGATTTCTTCTGTACCTCTGACCCTTCCAGCATATAGTTTGCCGGAAGGGTTTTCAACGGTAAATTTTCACTTCTTAGCAGAAGCTTCTTTCCATTTCTGGTATTGCGTCCGCGCGGTGCCGTAGGCGATGCCCAGTGCCCGGCATGCTTCGATGACGTCCTTGCGCGCGGCCCCTTTCATGGAGTCGGCCACCGCCCAGACTTCGGCGCAGACGCCGCCGTGGTTCGACTTTTCCCGGATGTAGGTCGAGGGTTTCTGTTGCTCTTCAACCTTGCGGACCCATTGCGAGACTTCTTCGAGGATTTCGACGCCGTCGGGGAGTTCCCCCTCGAAGGTGATGAAGTTGTAGAACCCCGATCCTTCCTCTTCTTTGATCTCGAAGGGCACGTCTTCAAGTTCGAGGTCGATCTTGGCGAGCGCCGTCTTGAGGGCGCGTTTCGCCGTGGATTTGGTCGAGTAGAATTTGGTCATTGTCTTTGCTCCTAGTGCGTGTGTGCTTGCTTCTGTCATTCAAATTAGTGCAGAAGGAACAGGGCATCAACCCCTAAAATGGCGGCTCCTCAAAATATTTTGGGCACCCCGTGGCGATCACTCGGGCCGGAGGGCGCTGGCCGCCAGCTAGCTCGCAGCCCTCGGTCTCCTCGTTGAAGTCTCTACAAGTCAAGCAACTTCTATGGAGACGAGCTCTGTCGATCATCTCGCGAATAGCTTTCACGAGTTCAGAGTCTTCCCTGTTTGATAAGGTCATATGCTACTCCTAGAAGGGGATTTCGTCATCTTCCGAAAGCCCCATGCTTGCGTATATTTGCTTGCTCTTCTCTTCTCGTTCTCGAGTCGCAGCCTCGATCGGGTCCTCGCCGGGATCGGAGAGTGGTGGGCCTCCGAGTTCAGGGGGAAGCTCGAAGCGGGTTCCTCGAAAGTCGTAGGCTTCGATTGACGGGAATCTCCCCGACATCTCGACCTTGATGAACTTCGGCTTGTCCAAGTCTCCGCTCATCTCAATGGCCTCACCTACTGTGTCAGGCATATCTTTGAGGGACCCGCCGTGGTCGGTCCACCATTCGCGCGCCTTGCGCAGAGGGAAAGAGCCCTCGGGGTCTTCGACGCAAACCCAAGTGGAGTATTTGCTATACCCGCAGAAGTAGTCCACCCGCATCTTGTCGGTCTTGCCGCCCTTACCCTCGTGGTAAGTACAAACCATTCGGTGTACCCCTTCGACTTTGAACTCTTTCGGAGGAGGCTGCTTGGTTAGATCGAGGAACCCTTTACTCGTGACCAACTCAGCACTGCTAGGCGTCGCTTTGATCCTCTCAGGCGGCGGGAACTCATACCCGCACCCCGGACATTCTTTATAACTGATATGAACAAGTTCGTGGCATTCGGGGCATTCCCTCACCATCTCCCCTGAGCCTGCCGCCTTCTTCCGCCGCTTGGGAACGTTCGGGTAATTGATCGGCCCTAGGCGTTCAGTATTCCCCACGAAATCGAGAACGAGGCAAGTTTGCTTAGGACTGGCTAGGATCGCATTAAGCCGGCCTTCCTTTGTCGTAAGGTCATAGCCTTCAGCATACAAGGGCCGAGTTCCTCGGCCGACCATCTGGACCCAAAGGCCGGGGCTTCGGGTCAGCCGTAGGGCTGAGATTAGGTCGATGTTTTTCTGGTTGTACCCAGTAGTCAAAATATCCTTGTTCGTAACTCCTTGGAGTTCTCCGCGCTGGAACGCCGCTAGAACTTCTTCTCGGTCATTACGCTTAGAATGTACAGCCTCATGCGGGTACCCTTTGTAGGTGAACATTTCCGCCACTAGCTCGGCATCGTCAATGCTCTGGCAGAAATGCAGCCATGCCTTTCGGTTTTGCTCGACTCCGTGCTCGATACAAGTATCTACCGCTCGCTCAAGGATGTTCTGGTCTCGAAGCGCCTGCGAAGCTTCCTTGTTATTGAAGTCCCCTGCCTGAAGACCAATCTCGTCACTGTCGAGCATGAACCCGGGGTTCTTCGGAACTGGTCGGGAGAGGTAGCCATTTTCGATCAGCCAGACAAAAGCCTCGCCGTCGCTGAGGTCGAAGGCTACTTCATCGAACAGCTCCCCCTCGGTCAGCCGGCCAGTCTTCATACGGAAGTCGGTTGCAGTATAGCCGATGACGATCAGCCGCGGGTTTTTCTCCCGGAGCCTATCAATGAACTTTCGATACCGAGTACTGTCCTTGTCGCTAATCATATGAGCCTCGTCCACCAGAACGAAGTCGATATGCTTAAAGAGCGGCGCTTTGTCCGCGACAGATTGAATGCTGGCGAATGTCACCTGCTGGCGGTGATCCTTCTCCCCGAGCCCGGCACTATAAACCCCAACGGGGGCCGATGGCCAGATGTTCAGAAGCTCTAGGCAATTTCCTTCGACCAGCTCTTGAACATGAGCCAGCGAAATAATTCTAGTTGTCGGGTAGACTGAAAGAACATGCCAAATGAACATTGCCATTTGCAATGACTTACCGGTTCCGGTCGGCTCAATTATCAGCGGGTTCAAATGCGGCTTCGTGTGAACGAAATGCCACGTCGCGTCATGAGCGGCTTGTTGGTAATCCCTTGGGATCAACATTATTCCCCCAACTGTTTCCGACAAGTTTTCATTAGGTGGCTTTTGAGGTCCAGCAATTCGGCAATTTTCTCTAAATGTTCTCGACTAGCTGTTTCTCTTTCTGATGCGGCTTGGAGGAGAGATAAAAGTTGACTTACAGCCGCCTCAGAATCTTTAAGCAAAAGTTGTGCTTGCTCTAAAGTCAGCTCTATAGCTACAGCGGGAGCGTTATTATGGTTACTCATGATATACTCTCCCATTCTCCGCAGCCGCTGGGGATGAAGTTCTTCGGAATAGTCTGGTGGAACTTCGTACAATACCAAGTCCCGTCGGGTCGCGTTTCAGAGAAAATACACGAACGGCAATTCTTTTGTGCGGCGTGACCGTAATGGCAAATCTCCCGGAAATCGCAGAACTTACATTCGAACCAGCTAGGGTCTTCGGTCAGCCTCTTCGGAGCGCTGGGAAGATAGACGAGTTTTCGTGCAATATCGAAATATTGCTCGGCCAGTTCTTTCTTGTAACGAATAATCTCGAAATAGAGATTGTCGTCGTTCTTATTCACCGCGCAATAGAGCGCCCACGGTAGCTCAAGCTTGTGCATATAGCATTGCATTTGAACGTAATGCTGGGGCTTCGAGGTAATAACTCCTTTAGCTTCGAGCTGCTTAAAGGATTTGTCATTGTGGGTCTTGCACTCGGCGAGCCCCCAGCCCTCGGGCAGCCCCGGGATGGCCGCCAGCAGCTCCGGGCCGAAGCGGAGCTGCCCGTCGGTATGACCGGCGATATGCCCGGCTTCCTCGATGAAGCCATATTGTTTCAGCTTTACATTGTATTCTTTTGCCAGCGCAATATGATGCGGGTTATTGGACACGTCTTCGGCATTATCGGGAATAGCTTCGTCCCATGCTACAAGCTCGTAGCCGACCCCGCCGTAATCACTGACTTGAACAAGCCGGTGCTGGTAATCCCTCACTTCGACCCCGGCAGCCCGAAGCCACCGGTAGAACCGGTCCTCTTCCTCATGACCACGGTTGAGCAGCCGAAGGAGGCGGCCCCCGTGCTCGACCCTATAGGCCCACCGGAAGTCATACCAGACCTGCCGAATACATGGCTTACCGAGACCGCTGGCCCCAAGGTATGATCGGGACGATTTCTCGGCGAGTTCTGCGGCAGCCGCTCGGTCTACGGCTTTGACGAGATCTGCGAGCATATTTTACCCTTCATAAGTGCTGTTCGAGCTTTCTTTGCGTGGGTATCGCACCAGTCGTTTACCCACGTCGCTCTGCATTTGATTTCCCCATGCCCTTTGACATGCTCGGCTCTGAACATTAAATGAACCAAACCGATCTCCTTAAGGCACGCCAACCATAGTCTCGACATAGTGGAATGAGAACTCATATGTCGATTAACACAATCCACAACCGCCATACAGTCAGACCTAATCAATATGTCAGTTCCACCGTACCGGTTAGCCAGCCAAACTCCATTTAGAGTAGCGAAGAGCTCGGCATGCGTCGAGTTCTTCATTCTCGGGTCCCGAATAGGACCGTACCCAGTTATGGGAGAGGATCTCCGATCGACCCTAACCCACGCTGCCCAGCCTCCGTAAAGTTCAACGTGCTTGTTCTTCACGTCATAGAAGGAGGCGTCGGTGATTACCGTCGCTCGCGCCCCCATTACTGAGACGCGATCCGGTTCTTCCGGTCGACCTCGGTCTGCCGGTTGATGGCGATCTTCTCCGCCTCGCCGACAGCATAGGTATCGGTCGTGCCTTTGAAAGAAAGAAGCGAAGCGTCAGGGAAGGAAGCTTCGCATTCCTGCTTGATGAGGTCGACCGGGACCAAGGCATTCAGGCCACTACCGGCGCCGCTGTCCTCGCGACGCGCCTTCTGCTCATTGGAGAGGATCCACAGGCGTCGAGAAAGAGCATTCCCGATCGCGGTCCGGGCGCGGCTCTCGGAAGCGTAGACCCCGTCCTTGAAGGCTTTTCTCGCCATGGCGCGGACCTGACGGAGGACGAAGTGAATCATGATCGAGTAAGTGACGCGGGCGCTCTCCCGACCAACGACGGAATGAACGATTTTGTTTCCATAGGTCGTGGTATAGACCTTGGCTCCGTAGTAAGAGCCGAGCGAATAGGCGACATGGCGAGCCCAGTTATCGGCCTTGAAATGGTGAGCCGAATCCCGCGTCGTTCCGACCGGGTCGTCGCTGTCGAGGCGCCCGAGGTCGAGGAGGGTAAACCCGTACTCTTCCATAAGCTGCTGGGCCTTCGCCATGAAGACCTCGGCCTCTTTCGGGTTAGTCGTGCTGTCCGCCTTAGCGATGATCTTTGCAATTTTGTCTGCGATGCTCATGGCTTGCTCCTTTGTGCTTACACCCCGAATATACAGGGTGTAAGGCAAAAGAGCAACGCCTTATTCGAAGGAATGGAAGAGCGGGTACTCTCCTTCGTCATCGTCCCCGCGCCGGCGATAGTAGAACCAGATCGCGAAGGCGGCGAGAAGCTTGGCCGCGACCATGAGCAGGAACGTGCCGAGGGTCAGCCCCGAGATCAGGAAGAGGAACACCGCCGTATCGACCGGAGTCGAGACCAAGGATGAAATCAGGACGCGGTCCTTGAACGGCTTCTTGGTGATCGTATAGAGGGCGTAGTCGGCGAGTTCCGAGATCGCGAACGCTGCCACGGAGGCCGTCGCGACATAGGGGTCGGCGAGGATGTAGGAGAGGGCTGCCCCGGCCGCCATGCCGGCGAGGACCCAGTGGCCATGTTCGCGCTGGGCGAAGTCACGAAGAACGAAGACGACACCGGCGAGAACGGCCATGGGAGAGAGAAGACCGATGCTCGTCTCGATCATAGGGACATACGAGAACCCGAGATTCAGGGCGAGAATCGAAAGGACGTAGAAAGCGATATACATGCTGTGTGACCTTTTGAGGGGTTTAAGGATACTCGGCGAGCCTTGTGTGACCCGCCGAGTTGTTTCTTACTGACCGCCCTGCTGCCACGGAGCGACGGGCGCGCCGCCTTCCGGGGCCGGCTGAGTCTGCCACGGCGCCTGCGGAGCCGCGGGAGCGGCCGGCTGCTGGGGCGGGGCCGAGGGAGGCGCTGCCGGGGCTTCAGGGGCGGCCGGAGGGGCCGCGGGAGGAGCCGGAGGGGCCGAGGGCGCCGGAGCGCTGGGCGGGGCGCTGGGGGCGCCTCCGGGAGCCGGAGGGGCGGCCGGGGGCGAAGGGGGAGCCGAGGGGGCGGAAGGAGCCCCGCCCGCACCGCCCTTGGACGGCGGGTTCCCGTTCGCGTCGAGGTAGGCCCGGATGTCAGTGGTGGGCGCCTTGCTCCCGTCGTTCTTGGTGTATTCGCCCTTTTCGAGACGCATCTTGAAGGGCCGGCCGTGAAGCTGCTGCGTGTCGGTCATTTGCAGGACGCCGCAGACGTGGCAGATCGCCGAGAGGTCCCGGAAAGCGATTTCGACCGCCTGCGGGTTCTGGTTCTGGACGTTCAGCCGGATCATCAACCGCTTCTTCGCGTTCTCCGGGTCGAGGCACTCAGCAGTGAATACCAGCATGGTGCCATTCTTGTCCTTAGTCGACATGACTTCGGACTTGACGATATGGAAGTTGTATTCACCGGTCTCGAATACGTCCTGCCCACCAGTGGACGGGTCGTAGTCGTTGGCGTTGAAGTTCATCTGAACCATTAGATTACTCCTTGTTTCGGTCAGAATGAGGAATGAATGACGGGTGCCGCTCCTTTCACGTCGTCATGATCTTGTTGATAATATGGGCGAGATCGGGGTACTCGATTTCGTCGAGCACTCCGCTGCGGTCCTTGGCCTCCGCGTTGAAGGAGGCGTGGGTCCGAAGAGCATGGTAGGTCGAGCCGTCCGGAGCTTTGTCGGTAAAGGTATTGAATACCTCGTCGAACAGATACGGAAGATCAGGCCCAACCTGACGACCGGGCGTGCTCGGAGTTGCTTTATCAACTCCGGTCAGCGGGTCTTTCGTGAGGGTCTGTTTCGCGGTGACGCAGACATGGAAGCCTTCGAGGTCGCGGAAAGCTTTGATGAGATCGATAGCCTCGATGGCCATGTCCCCATAAGCCTTGCGTCCGTCATTGGACTTCTTGCGATGAACCGACAAGCATTGCTCGACAATCTCAGAGATACTGTCAACCGCGACCGACAGAATCCCTTGCTTTCGGGCATTCTGCTCAATCCACGTCTTAGCGTCCCAGACGTCTTGAAGCTTCTCGATAATGATTACCGGAATGCTCTTCTTCCGAAGAGTCAGCAAGCCTTTCTCGGCGCTGAGGATGATAGGGCTCGGAAGCGTCCCGCAGAGATGCGTCTTGCCCGACCCGGCCGGGCCGTAGGCAAGAATCTTGATCCCATGTTCGAACGATTCTCGGTCAGTCGTTGAGAATGTGGGTGCCAAAGAGGGGTCCGTCCTTTTCCCATTCGCGGATACGCCGAAGCGCCGCTTGTTTCGTTAAGGCGCGGTCTACAACTCGACCCCACCACCAGATCTTCCAGAACTTAAGGGCAGGCACCTTTTGGATGCCATACCCCGAGGCCCGCCACTGGATAGCGTGGGGAGCTTGCGGCCGACGGCTCACCGGTCCATATTCTCGGTCCAGCGCTCCGGCTCGTCTTCGATGACCTCGGCGTCTTCCCCGGAGGCTTTCACCGTATAGCCGAGCATGTCGCGAACGCTGTTATACTCGGAGCCGAGCTGGTCCTGATAGACCGACAGCCGTTTGTGGACGTCGGACATGCCGAGCTTGTACCGAGCCTTATTCTCGGAAGCCTTGATCTTGTCGATGCTGGCCGTGTCGAGCTTTCCGACCACGTGCTTCAGCGCCGAGTAGGCGCAGCCGATACCGTCGGGCTGAACGGCCGGGTCCACCACGCGGGCGATCGAGTAGCTGTCCATGGTCTCGACCACGATCAGATCGTCGACTTCGAGGTCGGCGCCGATGACGTTCTTGAAGGCGTAGGCCTTCGAGACCCCGTCACGCGCGTTCTCGTAGGTCGCATTCACGATGGTCGCCCCGTTTGCGAGCTGCATCAGGGTGATTGCTTCGTTGCTGTTCATGTCTTCTTGCTCCTTGGGTTGTCCCGGTGGTAAATCCGAGTTGATAGTAATCCTTGGGTCGAGGCGGCTGCTCGCCTACCCTCCGTAATAGGCGTCGCCAGTGGCGAAGATGTCGGCCCCGGCGCCCTTGAGGACTGCGAGGAACTCCTCGAACTCGACGTCAGCCCAGATCTGATAATCGCTGCCGCGAACGGCAATGATCGTCTTGCCCCGATGGGAGTTAGCCGAGATGATGTCGGTCAGGCTGATGATATGCTCGCGCCTGTCGCCGTCGCGCGAAGTGCTGGTGACGTGGACGAAGCCGCTCATGACAGTTTCACCTCCGGCGATGCGTCCTTCGTCGTGTAGACGTTGGCGAAGATCTTCGCGGCGTCGCCTTCGAGCTTGTCGACCTGCTTCTTCTCGATCTCGTATTTGACCCGGAGAAGATCGTCGAAGGTGCACGGGACGTCGTTCAGCTTCCGGTATTCCTCACGCGCCGCGGGAATGGAAGCCTCGTCGACCGACCGGGTCACCTTGTGGTTGACCTTCAGGGTCCGAAGATCGGGGAGGAGGTAGTTGTTCATCCCCTCCTTGAAGTCGACGCCCATGGCTTGCCGGACGCTGTCGCGGATGGCTTTCCGCATCTCCAGTTCTTTGGATTCGAGGGGCTTAAGCTGTTTCTTCAGCTCGGCGATCTTGCCGGCCAGCTTATCCCACTCGTCGACGTAGTCAGTGAAAGATGTGGTCATTGTTTCGCTCCTTGGTCTTCCTCATTTCTAACGGGCATTATTGGGCTCTTCAACCAGAAATTAGTTCCTCTCGAATTTAAACTTAAGTCCTCCCTATAGAAAGGAATTGCCCCTACCCATGAAATTTCATAAGGTGGGGAAAGGCACGAGAAAGGGAGCGCATGTCAGAAATAAGAGGCCCGAGGCTTGTGGACATAGTCCGCAGCCTATTGGACAGTCACGGCTATACGAACCGTCGTTGTCATGAAGAGTTCGGGGTAGGAATAACATGGCTCAGTGACTTTCGCCGAAATGAAGGCCGAGCCCCAAGCGCTCAGACCATGCAGCTCATCTATGAGCAAATAACGGGTCAAGCGCTAATAAAGGAAGAGGCCCCAACAATCCCCGGAGCGAAAGGGACTGCCGAGGCCTCTAAGGCAGCAAGCCACTCTAATAATAGGCTCCCCTTGAAAGAGGGTCAAGAGCCAAAAGGAGCACAGCAATGATTTGCACCGGATTCGGCGCAAGCGATACTCATGCGCTCATTCTTAATGATGGTCGGCAGAACCCTCATCCGAGCGCAGGACATCCCTACACGACAATCTCACTGGAAAATATTATCGGGCAAGTGATCGAGCCGGTCTCCGTTCCTAAAGAACAAGGCCAGTGGATCATTCCGAGTTCCTACCACCAGTACGATGCGCGCTCCCATGAGGCGCAACGGACTCACGGGCATTACTCTCTTCTCTGCGTCGACATTGACCAAGGGAACCCCTCGCTCGAACAGGTCTCGGCTACCGTAGATCAGGCGATCGGCGAACAGAATTGGCGAGTGATCTACTCGACGGCCTCTTCTACCGAGACCAACCGGAAGTGGCGCGTGCTGATCGCCCTCGGGGAATACCTCACCGGGGAAGAGTACGGCGCCTATCAAGCGGCCCTCTTCGATGGGCTCGAACATCTCGGCCTCCGAATGGACCGGACCCTAGAACGAGCAGGGCAGCTGGTCTTTCTTCCCAACCGCGGAGCCTACTACCAGCACTTGATTGCCGGAACCGCTCTACTCAACCCGCGCCATCACCCTATGGCAAAGCGCGCTCAGGAATATATCGAGGTAACCCGGTACGCTCTGCAGAACTATACGGGGCAGGACCGGCAGGAGGGCATGAGAAGTCCGCTTCGGGCTTTCCGGAAGAAACACTCTATCGCCGAGATTCTTCTCGCCTATGGGTATGAACAGCGCGGTGCCTCGGACCATTACCGAAGCCCCTACCAGACTTCCGGAGGCTATGCCACTCAGGACCGCGGGGACCATTGGATCAGCCTGTCTCATTCTGACGCCGACGCTGGCCTCGGACGCCCGACACCGAACGGCTCTCGGTATGGCGACGCTTTCGACATCTACGTTCACTTCCAATGCGGAGGGAATACCGAGACCGCCATGGTCTATGCTCGCCAGTGTCTGGCTGAAGAGGACGAGGCTCGGTACGGGGAAGCCACGGCCGCGCATGGGCGAGAGACCTACGAGAACCTGCAAATGATCGGAAGCCAGCTAGGGCCGGCTGGGCAGAAGGCGGCTCTCGAAGAAGCGGCGGTCAAGGTTGAGGCATTGAAAGGAACATTGCCAACCTCGACCCCGGACGAGAACGACTGGGATATTCCATGGCCTCCCGGCATCGCCGGCAACATCGCATATTACATCTACTCGACCTCGGCCCGACCCGTGAAGCAATTCAGCATCGGCATGGCGCTCTATATGCTGGCTGCCATCGGCGGAAGGAAATACAACGTCGAGGGCTTCGGGATAAACCTCTTCCTTCAGATCGTCGCCGATTCCGGCCGAGGGAAAGGGGAGGCGCGCCGCGGCGTCATGAGACTGGCGAACGAGCTAGGCTATCTGACGCAGGACGCCCCCGGCATTATGGACGTCTTCGGCAACGATATGCCCGCCTCTGCCGCTGGTCTCAGAAAGATGTTCGATGAGAACAACGGGACCCGCGCCGTCTATCGAGAAGACGCCGACGCGCTGGTCGAAAGCCTGACGCAGACGCAGCCCGGCTCTAACGGGGACTTGCTACGCGCCGGCCTTTCGAACTTCTGGGACCAATCCGGCGCCGGGTCGATCATGGGCGCGGTCCGGTATTCCAAGGACGAGAACTCGACGGTGGCCGTCTCCTCCCCGTCCCTGACCCTCGGGTGGGATTATCAGACGGCCCCGTTCGCGCGATACCTCGGGCACCCGGTCGTCGTGACCTCGGGCATCGGGGCGCGCTTCATTTATGTGACCCGGTACGGCTCGCGCATGAAGACCTCGAAGGGCGTCAGCCGTCCAGCACCTGAGCCCGCCATGATGGAATACCTCAAAGCTTTGTGGGGGAATATCCGGGCTCATGCCCACACAGTCATCGACGTGACTTGGGAAGCCGAGGCTCGCGCCCTGTTCGAGAAGATGGACGACGAGACCATCGACCGTATGGACGCCGGCCGGGAATTCGATGACATTCTAAACCGCGCGCACCTGAACTCCGCCAAGGTCGCAGCCTGCCTCGCCGTCGGGCAGAACCCCCACGCCCCGAGGATTACGGTTGAACTGTTCCAGTGGGCTCAAGCCTTCGTCATGAAGGGCTATAACGAATGTATCCGGCTGGCCTCCGCGGGGGAAGTCGGAGGAGGCGAACGCGTCCGGGTCGGCAAGGCGATCAAGGCGATCTCGGACTATGTGAATATGTCCCCCGGCAAACGCCATACCTCCTACAAGGTTCCGAAGACTCTCGATACTCTCGACGATGTCATCTGCGAGAAGTTCTTCCTTGAGCGATTGCAGAAGCTTGCCGACTTCAAGGGCAGTGACCTCGGGCTGACCTCGGAGGACATTGTTCGCAAGACTCTGAGGGAGATGGTTCAGCAGGAATACTTGATCCCGGTCACGCGGACCGAAGTCATGCAACAGAAGAAAGTACTCATTTCTGCAAGACTCTCTCAGCCGCTTTATATGTTAGGCCCGGCTCTGTAAGAGGGGTCGGAACTGGGGTAAAGTCTTATCCCCTAGTTATCCCTTAATAAAATCAATGGGTTAGCTGGAAGATTACATTTGGTAGGATGCTGAAATGCCCTCTAAGAAAATGAATGATATCAAAGGGTTAACCCCAGTTAAGGGGGTGATTAAGAGGGGGAGGGGGCGGGGGGTCCGGGGAGAGGGGGTATTACGGGGGAGAAGGGAGTGGGAGGGTGTGGTGGTAGGATGGCCAAAATTTCTCCCCTCTCACCCCCTCATCCCCTGCTGCCCTGTAACTATATATAACCCTATGAAATATAAGGAAATTTTGGGGGGAAATGTCAAGGGGTTTAAACGGGGCAGAAAAACCCTGCTTACATTAGTATAGAAGACTAGAAAAAGGACCGAGAAATTGGATTACAGAGACGCGATAAATTCGCTTCGAAGCAGGGTCGATCTGTATGATTCAGCCCGTGCTAGAGCAGAGGTCAGGGAGGGTATGCCTGCCCTGTCGGCCAGTGAGAACCCGATCCGTCAGGTCATGGCCTATAGCCGGGGGAAGCGGTATCTCCCCGCCATGTTCGCTATGGGCCGGATCGCAGGCGCCGCCATTGTCTGGCAGCCGGAGAACGGAAACAAGGTCGAGGTCATCGGGGCCGAACTCTGCGTCGAGGTCTTCGCCGAGCATTGGGGATACATCAGTTCGGCGAACGCTGGCGGAATCCATGGGGACCTCTACAGCTATGCCGTCTCGTGCCTCGAACCCTCGGGGGATCGGTTCACTTACTTGAGCGGAGTTCGAGAGCGGCGGGTTAGGCTCTTGCAGGTCAAGCACCGGGTGGCGAATTGCTATCCTGAACTTCGACGGCGAGGGTCCGAGGAAATCGAGCTCGCCCCTTCCCACGGTGGCCGCCTCTATCTCGGAGGAGTGGTGTTCGGGGATGAGTGGTATCGGAAGAATACCCCGTTCGCTTTCCTCGGACTTAAGTTATAGTGGAGGGCTCAGCATAGGAGCACGAGAATGAAATCTCCCCGAGGAAAAGGTATGGTTACTGATGACTGCTACGAGGGCTTTACCTCGAAGCCGGTTAAGGCGGGAACAGAAGTTTTAATCTGGGGCCATAACTCTAATGAGAAGACCACGCTCGTCAGCCGTTCTCGTTATGGACGGCGATTCGTGGTTCCAACTAAGAGTATAGAAAAGGGGTTGTCAAGGTAGACAAGTCGCTGTATATTCAAGACATAGAGCAACGGGGCGAGGCCCCACTTAGGAGCGAAGAAAATGGAAAAGGTTCTCTGCAAGGTCGAAGGTACCGAGGTCCGTATGGGCGACTACGTCGGTTTCAAAGACGGGGTCGAAGAGAGCGGCCGGGTCGAAGGCTTCGAGAATGGGCAGCTGGTCGTCAGCTGCTGGGATGGTGAGGCCGGCGAATACTACGAGCGCCGCAAGGCTCCCTCCCGCTGCTGGTTCGAGGCTCCGGGGGCACAGACTATCGCGGATACCAAGAAAGCCCGCGAAGCAAGCATTGCAGCAATGGCTCAGCAGGCTATGGTCGGCAACGCCATGATCGAGGCAGGCAACAATTCGACGGTCGACCATATCAAGGCGGCCGAAGCTCAAGTGATCTCGGCCAAGGAAGGTGAGATGGTCGACGCCCCCGAAGGTACCATGGTCGACTTCGCAGCAGAGACGGCGACCTCCTCTGACGCGCTCTGGGCCGCGACCTACTCCGGCGCCCGGACCTCCGGCCTCAGCAAGACGGCCGCTCTTCGGGCGACCGCGGCAGGCTGGAAAGGCTCCCGCAAGGAGTTCCTCACGGCGGCCGAGAAATACGGCCTCAATTCCGGCACGGCAGCCCGCCAGTGGCAGGAAGGCCGGAAGTGAAATCAACAGGCGGGCCATGGTAAAATGGCTCGCCGACTACATGGAGCGAAGCAATGACTAAAATATTAGACAGGCTCTTCGACGTCGTAATGATAGCCCTCGGGCTCATGCTCAGGGGCTTCTGCCTGACTGCCGGGGGCGCCTTCGCCCTCCGCTGGATGGGGGTGCTCTGATGGACCGATTCACCGCCAAGGTCGTCGCTGATCTTACAGGCAAGGAATCCTTACGCCCTTATACCTATATGGTTGGTATTGATCTCTTCGAACTAGAACTTCGTATGGCCCTTCGGGCGGAGAAATACAAGAAGGGCTGCATTCCGAAGACTGAGCTCGAGTACTATAAGGACGTCTGCTCCTCAATTAATGATGTTATGGTCGAGGATATTTTGAGCTACCGGTTCAAGGAATACCGCACTCTCTGGTCGGCATTTACTGCTGCCAAGCCAGCCTATAATGAGGAGCTGTTCCGTCAGATGTACCTCGGCCAGTGGTCATGACCATGATCCCTTATCCTCGGTTCCTCGAACTGGCGAGGGCAAACCTATGCCTCATCGAAGCGACCCGAGATCGGGGAATGACGGTTCTCAGCGTCCACTACGATCAGGCGGGCGGTCCGATCGACTTCATGCTTGTCGATGATCAAGATGAATACTACCACGCCCGCATAGTGCCCGATCAAGATGACTGGCGGGTGCTTTGGATTAAATCAACATAGGAGCGATACGATGACACGAGATGAAGCTAAGCGGGTAATGCACTACCTCGAAGGGCTACTCGGAACCGCAGACAGCGCCCCGATCCTTGAGCCGGACAGCAAAGCGGCAAAGTGGGTACTGGAGGAAACGGGGGCGGGTAACCTCAAGGAAGCCCGCGAGAAGGCCGAGGCGGTACTGGCCGGGAAGACGGTGGTTCTTCAGGAGCCTCCTCTCAAACAGGAGCCCTTCTCCTTCGTCAATGCCGACATGGCGGAACTGGAACGCGCGGTACTGGGGCGCGCCCATGCGGCAGAGCTGAAAACGACCCGCTACCGCATGGCCCTCGAAGCTATCGCCGGGAGCAAAGGCCGCATCGGCATCTCCGAACTGATTCGGATCGCTGAGCAAGCGCTGGGCGAAGGGAACTAAATTTACCTTGAGTCTGCTCCGGGTCCGGGCTAGGCTTAAGGCTCTAGAGGAGACACTTAATGCCACAACTGCGTAAGGATCCGCCTCGCCGAGTTTCGGCCTTGGTCTGGGGCACATCGTTCGCATATACCCGCGACGCCAAAACATAAGCATACCATGCTGAGTAGGTACCCGTCCAGCGCGAGGCGCACTCGGGGCAGACCCTAGACGGAATCCGGGGAAGCCCGTCACCCGTCTAGGGTCTAAGAATTTAGGAGCAACCAAATGTCCGATCAAGACCGTGGTTTCTACCACAAGTTCATTGTCCGGCGTGTCGACGAAACTGACGGCCCCGGAAGGAAGCACGAAGGTTGCGAATACTTCGTGCTCGACCTGACCCATGATAAGCACGCCCCAGCGGCGCTACGTACCTACGCGGAAAGCTGTCAGGATGAGTATCCCATGCTCGCAGCTGATCTTCGGGAAAAGGTCGGCGGCTGGCGGCCCCCGGCAATGCAGGATCGCGAGGACGGCCTCGAAGTGCTGGCCTTCCACCGAGGCAAGTGGCGTCACGTCCGGTGGAACGATGAACATAAGGGTTGGCATCTTCACTGGGGAGGGCCGTTCCTGAGCATCCAGCATGACGAAGAGATCCACTTCGCCCCTCTCCCTCCGAAGCCCGAGGATGCCGAAGGTTTCTACGACTGGAAGAGCTGATGGAATACGCTTTTCTGATATACGGCGCGGGATTGATCGTCATCTACCTAAATGAGACAGGTGCCGCGCGTAATGACCAAGAGGCTTTCGAAGCGATTCTGACCGCGATTCTCTGGCCGCTGTTTTTCGTCATCTTGATCTGCGTTGGGATTGGTCTGGCGGTTGAGTGGGGCGTCCGGAAGGTGCTGCGTCGTGGCTAAGTCGTTCAAAGGCGGTGGCCGCATGAAGATCGAAATTCGCGGCAAGGTTTATCATAGCGCTGATGAGGCGGCGCTCGTTCTGGGGGTTTCGCGTAATACAATTTACTCGGCTCTTAGCAAAGGTACTCTCGATACAGTCGGGCTTGGGCCGGGCAGATACGACCGTAGGAAGCCCGTGACCTATTTCGGGGTAACATTCGACTGCCTCGCAACTGCTGCTGCAGAGCTGGGCTACTCCTGCAAGCAGTCGGTCAATGATGCTCGACGGCTTAGACCACATCTTTTGCGCTTGCGAGTTATGCGATACGTCGCTAAGCTAGAACAGCAGCGCTTCAAGGATGAAGAGCTCGAAGACATCAAACCCGTGGGCGGAGGTATCCACCATGTCAAGAAAAGAAATTCTGATTGAGCGAATCCTGTATTCGCCGACCTCCGACGCAAGCCGGGCAGCGCTCGCCGAGTTCGAGCAGCTGATCCGCGAGGAGGCGCTGACAAAGGGGCGGGATGAGGGGCTGCTAGCGGCGGCAATGTGGCACCAAGAAGTCTCTGATCACGATGCACAGGGGATGGAGTATTCGTCTCTGGTAGGCATCCAGATAGCTAACAGGAAAGAGCTAGATGTCAGCGTAAAGACTCACAATTGGTGCCGAGACGAAATCCTATCTCTCCGCGACCAGAAGGAGCCGAAGGGATGAGCCTGAAAGATCAACTGGACGCTGTCGAAGCCGAGGCGGCCCGACTGCGGCGCGAGATAGCGTCCGGTCCATGTCGAGAATATGGCCACGACTGGCAATCTTATGGCGGCAGGAACGCCGGATGCGACAAGGATTGCGGCTGCTCGGTTCCCGTCAACGTGTGCGCCAAGTGCGGCGACTGCGACTATGGGGAAAACGACGAGGCGCGCGAAATAGTCGCTCTCTGTATGGCAGAGGAGCCGAAGAGATGAGCGGGATCGACCGGGAGAGGAAAGTGGCGCTCGTAGCCAGCATCCCCCAGCCTTGGCGCGGTGTTGTGGTCGAGCTGGAAGCCGCCCTAGCCGCCGCAGAGGCGCGGGCCAAGGCTGCGGAGGAGCGCCGCGACAATATCAGCGAAGCACTGGCGGAAATGGTCGAGGAGGTTGGCTTCTTTCTGCGCAACTTTGACGTTGGCAAGCCTGTTCATGCCAACCGGATGCGCGCCAGCGCCGTTCACGCCCGCGCCGCCCTCACCGACAAAGGAGGCACCCACAATGACGGATGACGTGCACATCTCTGCGGCGGCAATGCGCGCCTATCGCATCATGAAGCCGGAGGGTCAGAACGCGACAACAGACCCGGAAGATTTCGACAAAGCGATTGCCGAGTTGCTTGCCATAGCCGACGCCCTGCGTCCCGCGCGATCCAAGCCAATGACCGATGACGAACTGGACGCGCTGGCGCACCTCGTGAAACCGCTGGAGTGGTCCGAAAGAATGGTTTTCGGCACCAGAAAATGGCGGGGCCGGGGTCAGTTCGGGGAGTTCGCCTCGTTCTCCGGCAACGACCTGACGGAAGAGCAAGTGGCCGCGGAGAAGGCGGAGATAGAAAGCGACTACACCCGCCGCATCCTCTCGGCCCTGAACCTCGACGCCCTACGCTCTCCCCCTGCGTACGTGGGGGAGGCGGCGCGGGTGCTGCTGGCTATCGAAAACCGTAAAGCGGTGCATTCCGCATGCGAAGGACACAGCAAAGTCTACAAGTTCGACGCGGTGTTACGGGCCCTCGCAGAGACCACCAAGGGGGACGCCGAGAATGCCTCTGAAGTCCCTGAAGGCTAAGGGCAGCGCTGGGGAGCGGGAACTCGCCGCTCTCCTCACAGCCTATGCCCACGAAGCCGGTGTCGTCGTCGACCTCACTCGAAACCTTGAGCAAACCCGAGGCGGTGGCCATGATCTTCTCGGATTAGAAGACTACGGTATGGCGGTCGAGGTGAAGCGCGTCGAACAGATGCAGATGAACAGCTGGTGGGCTCAAGCCGTCCGTCAGGCAGAACGGGTCGATAAACATTGCATCCCGGTTCTCGCTTGGCGCCAGAATCGAAAGCCGTGGCGCTTCAGAGTTCGGACATGGATTTTCCCGTGCTCAGCAAGGAGGCTTGATATAGACTTGGAGTTGTCAGAGTTCAAGCTCTGGTTTCAGGATCAGTTGCTTAAGGAGCGATAAGCAATGACGACCGACTTCAAGAAATGGATCGACCAGACGGCCCCGTGGCTCGTCCGGGATCGGCATAAGATGTACGCAACCTTCGGCGAGTCGAAAAGCTGGTTGTGCTATGTCGCTCTTAATCATGGGCACCGCAGTCTGACATGGGTTGAGCGTATGGTTCATGCTTACCCCGACGAGGCGGTCTTCTTCGACCCCGAGTTCTACGAAGACACTCACACCTGCAAGGAGCACATGGAATGATTTTCACGACGGTGATTCTCTGGACGACCGCCGCTAGCTGCTGGCTTGGGTGGTGGTTTACTCGAAACTTCGGCCCGGAATGGGATTATGTCATGCTCGGCGGAGCGGTAGCTACCACGACCCTCGCCGTGGTCTACTCTTCGCTGCTTGCCTATATCGACCGGGGGTATTGGAAGTGAGACGCATACCTTTTATGGGCTGGCTTGTCTTGCTCTGCATCGTCATCTACGGCTCCATCATCTGGTGGGCTCTCGCATGAGGGTCGACGTCGAGGCGGCAAGAGCCGACCTCATCAACCACTGCCCGCTCTGCCGGGCGCTTCACGAAGGAGAAGACCATGTTTAAATTCCTACTCCCGCTTGCTCTGATGGCAGGCACCGCCACCGCGAACGGGCTCCCGTCGCAAGAGTGCTACAGCGTCGCCAAGATCGGCCGCAGCATGATGGAAGTTCGGCAGGCGGGCGCTTCGCTGACCGACGTCCTGCTCGAAATGCCGGATACGAGCCACGGTCAAATCGCTCGGGCGCTGGCAGTGATCGCCTACGGCATGCCGCCGATGATAACCGCGGCTGGTCGCCTGAAGGCCATCAACCAGTTCGAGAGCCAAGTGCTGGCTTCGTGCATGCGACTGGAGGGCAACTGACATGGGCGAGAACGAGAAAGCCATGCACGATGCTCTGGCCCCGGTGCGACAGATGCTGTCGGGCAGTCCGCACTACGAAACCGACGCCCAGAAGACGGCAGCGGCAGGCGGGCTTCTGGTCGAGGTCTGCGTGCAGCTGGCTCGCATGAACGACTACCTTGCGACGCTCGAAATCCATCAGCAGGGGATCTACGACGAAATCGCGGCGTGGCGTCGCAATGGTTGAGGCCCCTATTGCCCGGCGTCGCGTCCTCGTCGATCACGACACCGCCGTTGTCTCCGGAAGGCGGTTCGCCTCCCGGTACGTCACGCTCCCCCGAGAGCCTTGGAACACCGAGTCCGATCCCGAAGAGATACAGCAAAAGCTTCGTGACGAAGAAGACTAGGCTCGGTATAAAGGGGGAGGCAACTTAGGAGCGAACCATGACTGCCTTTAACTTTACCGCCTCGACCAAAGTTCAGTGCGACTCTCGAACCTATTACCCGAACAAGCCCCTCGCCCAGACCGCAGCAAACCGCGGGCAGAAGGAGTTCGAAGATCAGGGCGTCTTCAGCGCCGTGGCGCAGTTCGTCCCCGACAAGGGGTACGTCGCCGTTCTCTTCTCGGAGAAGAACATCCCCGAGGCATGGGAAGGCGGCTTCGAGGTTCGGACGACCGAGGAGATGAACTCCAAGGCCGCGACCCCGAGCGACTGGGCGAGCCCGAAGAAGGCAAAGCCGGCCGCGTCCCCGGCCTCCCCCTCGGGGGCCGCCACTCCTTCCCCGAAGGGCGCCACCGGCAAGGTCTGGGAGATTGCGAGCGCCATGCACGCCGAGACACCACTTCAGCGGTCGGATCGACCCCGGGTCATTGCCGCCTGTGAAGAAGCGGGGATTAACAAGGCTACCGCGGCGACGCAGTGGTCGAAATGGGCAAAAGCGAACGGGGTTTGAATGGACTATCTTATTGTTGAGTGTTCAAACACTCTTGAGTTCTCGACATGGGGAGAGGACTTCGGGGTGTGGATTCCGATCGCCAAGGAAAGACAAGAAGGTGGGCGGGTGGTGAAAAAGGCCGCCATGCCCGGCTACGCCTTCATTCCAAAGCCTGCGGTGATTCGATGCATGGGAGCGGCCCCCGCGAAGTTTCGGGTTCGCGTACTATGGGGGTTTCTCTCGGCCAGTCTTGTGCCCGATACCGAGCTGGCGGTCATGCAGCAGATTCTAAATGACGAGTTCATCCCAGCGAAGGAGACGAAAGCTCCGTCTCCTAAAGCGATCGGGGACTGGATTACCATCAAAGCTGGTCCTTTCAAAGATTGCACCGGGCGTGTCGTATCTATTAAGCCCGGGTACTGTCGAGTCCTTCTAGGGAAGCGATATGTTTCTATTGTTTCCGAATTACTAAGTTGATTTAAAGATTTTTCTTGAATCATCATTCGGGCTATGGTTCATTCATAGGTGAGGCCCCACTCGAGCAACATATAAGGGACAGCCGGAAAAGCTACTTGTTGGCGAAGGGGTTAGACTGTTCGGGGAGCCCCACTTGTCCTATTACGCCGCCATTCTAAATACCTCAGCGCCGCGCGTTATCCTGACGCCGCGGGACCTGAAGTCTCAGGCAGCTGATTACTTCCAGTGGGTCGAAGATCATCCTCTGCTTGAAGAAAAGGCGTTCGCCCACCAAGGGATCGTGGCCCGAGAAGAGCTTGCCAAATGCCGAGCCTTCAGTTTCAAGGCGCTTGCTTCGCATATGGGGTTGACCACGGCGCAGCTCTCCAAATACAGAAGCTATGGACCGGAGTGGGAAGAGGCGTTCGACCTGATCGACCAGATCATCTACTCACAGAAGTTCGAGAACGCCGCCGCGGGGCTCCTGAATGCCACGATCATCGGACGCGATCTTGGTCTCGTCGAGAAGTCCGAACGAGACCTCAAATCGAGCGACGGCAGCATGAGTCCTCCGCAGGGGCCGAGCGAAGCCGACTTGATCGACCGGGCGCGCCGCCTCGGAGTCGATCCTTCGATCCTCGGGCTTGGTGTCGACGACGATGCCGAATGATCTTTCGGACATTGACCGTCTGCTGTCAGATCTAGAAGCCCGGAAGCGCGCCACCGCGCTGCGGCCCGAGGGCTCGGTTCTGGACTTCGCCAAGTGGTTCTTTGTCGATCGCGAAGGGATGGCTTTCATTGAAGGCCCCCACCACCGCGTCATGGCGCGCGTCCTCGACGAAGTTCTGCAAGGCAAGAGAAACCGAGTCATTATTACCCCGCCTCCCGGCTATACCAAGACGGACATGGCGGTGGTCAACTTCATCGCCAAGGGGTTTCAGGTCAACCCGGGCGCCCGGTTCATTCACGCGACCTTCTCCGACCCGCTCGCGCGGGAGAACTCCGACAAGATCATGGAGATCATGGAGAACCCCGAGTATGCGGCGATCGCCGGGGAGCAAGGTCCCGCGAAACTACGGCACGATACCACGGCTAAGGATCGATGGAAAACGGAGCAAGGCGGTGGCCTGCTCGCGAAGTCCGCAGGTGGTCCGATCACTGGTTTCCGCGCTGGCTTGATGGACAAGAAGAAGTTCACCGGAGCGCTGGTGGTCGATGACCCCCTTAAGCCTGATGACGCTTTCTTTCCGAAGAAGCGTCAGAACGTCAATAAGCGAGCCACTAACACTTTCCGGTCTCGCTTGGCTCATGAAGGGGTTCCAATTCTCGTCATTATGCAGCGGTTGCATGATGACGACTTCGTCGGCCATCTTCTCCGCGGAGGGTCCGGGGACGTCTGGGACCACCTCGACCTTTCGGTCTGGATCGACCGTGACCGAGAGTACCCGAAGGACTGGACGCATGGGCGGCCGATCCCTCACGACCTGCCGAATGGGCCGCTCTGGGAAGAGAAGCACAGCGCCAAAGAGATTGAGATTCTAAAGGTCGACGAGTATACCTACGCCAGTCAATATGACGGGCGGCCGGTCTCGGTCGAAGGCGCGCTCTTCGATATGGATTACCTCAACTGGTATTCCGCGCACCAGTTGCCCCCGATAGAATACTGTATGGTATTCGGGGATACGGCGCAAAAGACTGAAGAGCGGAACGACTATAGCGTCTTCCAGCTCTGGGGAAAACAAAAGAACGGCCCGAACATTTACCTTATTGACCAGATCAGGGGTAAATGGAGCGCTCCGGACCTCGAAAAGTATGCGTTGGCGTTTTGGAAACGGCACCGGATTCTTCGACAGGGGAGCCTTCGCAGCCTTCAAGTTGAGGATAAGTCGTCCGGCACTGGCCTTATTCAGTCCTTGAGTCGATCAGGGATTCCGGTCAGAGGGATTCAGCGTGAGCGGGACAAGTATATGAGGGGCCTTGATACCGCTCCTTATGTCAAGTCGGGCTATATCTACTTGCCTGAAGATCGCCCGTTCACTAACGACCTTCGAATCGAACTTCAAAGGTTTGATGGTCTCGGAACGGGTCATGACGACCAAGTCGATCCGCTAATGGATGCGGTCGAGAAAATGCTTGGCGGTAGAGGTTACCGTCTGCAGGAAGCAATGGGACACTAATGCGCTTCGCCGACAGACTTCAGAACTACCTGTCCGGAATGGGGACCTCGCGGGACAAAAGTTCCGCGAACGTTCGGGTTGCGACCGCGCTTACCCCGCAGCAGATTCTCGAAGCCTACCGGGATAGCTCGATCGCCGCGCGAATCATCGACCTTCCCGCGCAAGACTCGGTTCGGGAATGGCGGGAATGGCAAGCCTCTGGCGATGACATCTCCCTCATTGAAGCCGAAGAAAAACGGCTGCAACTTTCGCTGCGGTATTTTGAGGCCATCCAGCTCGCCCGTCTCTGTGGGGGCTCGGCCCTCTATATCAGCACCGGCGAGCAAGGAATCGAACGGCCGCTTGATCCTTCGAAAATCGCAAAAGGCGGGATCAAGTTCATCAGCCTGTTCGATCGGTATGCTCTGAGCGGCGAAGGGATTGTGAACGATCCGGACTCGGAATACCACCGCCGCCACGAGTTCTATAAGTTCAATTCTTCGAAGCGAGACAGCATTCGGGTCCATGCCTCGCGGCTGGTCATCTTCGACGGAAAGACTATTCCCTCGTTCGGGAACAGCCTCGTAAGCGTCGATGGATGGGGAGATTCGGAACTCAACTCTCTGATCACCGAGATCAATGCGGTCGATTCGACACTCGCTAATCTCGTCGCTATGGTCTTTGAGGGTAAGATCGACATCCTCAAGGTCCCCGAGCTGATGGATCACATGCTCGCCCCGGACCATGCGAACTATACTCGGGCTCTTCAAGAACGCCTCGAAACCTTCAGCCTGTCCAAAGGGATTCATGGCATGGGGGTCATCGATGGAGACGAAGAGTTCGACAGCAAGTCGATTTCGTTCTCTGGGGTCAAAGACGTTGGGGTTTTGGTGATGCAGTTCCTTGCGGGCTGCGCCGGCATTCCGATGACGAAACTGTTCGAGATGTCGCCGGCCGGTATGAACGCCACCGGTGAATACGACGACAAGAATTATAATGACAGCATCAAAATCTTCCAGACGCTGAAGCTGCAGCCGCGGTGCCATATCCTCGATGAGTGCTTGATCCGCTCCGCTACCGGAACGCGCGATGAAGATATTCATTATAACTGGCGGCCGCTCGACGCTCCGTCCCCGAAAGAAATTGCCGAGATTGGAGACAAGGTTATTTCTGCTCTCGACAAAGTCTCGAAGATGAAACTTCTTCCGGATGAAGTCGTGGCAGAAACCCTCATTACCACTTCGGCAGAACTCAAAATTCTGCCCGGCCTCGAAGCCGCGATGAACAAGTACTTCGACGAGAATAGCCTCGACGGGGACTACGCCGCGATGCTTGAGAATGAGGCACCCGACCCTGCCGAGGCCGGCGCCCTTCTCCCCGAAGGCGAGGCGGGAGCCGCAGTTCCCCCGGCAGCGGCCCCAGCCGATCCACGGAGGCCGCAACTCCGGGCCGCCAAAGACATGGCGCCGACGCCTCTATACGTCCGTCGCGATGTCCTGAACGGGGAAGAAATCCTGTCGCATTACCGAGCGCAAGGGATCAAAGATCTTTATGCGCCGGAGTCCATGCATGTTACCATTATCTATTCCAAGGCTCCGGTCGACTGGATTAAGATGGGTGAGGCATGGAACTGGGATCATGAAAACGGGAATATGACGGTCAAGCCGGGCGGCCCCCGTGTGATGGAGATCTTCGGGGAACGTCGGGATGTTTTGGTCCTTCAGTTCGCTAATAGCGCCCTCCAGTATCGGAACATGGAGATGCGGGATCGTGGGGCGTCTTCGGACTTCGAGGACTATCTGCCGCATATCAGCATTTCCCTTTCGCCCGATAATGCAACCCTCGATCCCATGTCGATTAAGCCTTACCGCGGCGCCATTGAACTCGGCCCCGAGATCTTCGAGAAGATTGCCAGCGGTGACTGGCGCGAAAAGGTAATCAAGGAGTAACCCATGACCGCAACACCTTGGATCGCTTACGGCCATGCCGTTGAACAAATCTGGAAAGGCGGCATCGACGTTGAGAATGACTCGTTCCGTATGGTCCTTGTCGGCTCCGGGTATACCCCGAACCAGCTGACCGACGACGCATGGTCCGATGTCTCGGCCAACGAGATCGCGAACGGCAACGGCTACGCCACTCACGGTAAGGCAGTCGATCTGGCTGTCACGCGGGCGGGGCTGGTCATAAAGGTCGATACCGCAGATCAGACGTGGGCGGATTCGACTTTCACGGTCAAATACGCCGTCATCGTACGCGACGCCGACGGGAACGGCGCCCTCGCCGCGGGCGACATTCCGCTCTGCTACTGCCAACTTCTGACCGAAGCTCCGCAGACCCTTTCGCCGAGCAACGGTCCGTTGACCGTCACCATCGACGCTGATGGCGTCATGGGCGAAACGATCGCCGCCGCTCCGTAATGAGCACCGAAGGTCGCACCCTTGTCTCGTCCAGTCAGGCGCCAGCGACGGGGATGCACTCCGCCGCTCTGCTGCCGGGGTTGGGTGCGAATGCTCAATTTACCGTGTTCTTTGGGTTCAAGGACCCCGGTGGAAACAGCAACAATACGATGTGGGCCGACGACAATGGCGGGTGTCAGGTCTGGATCAACTCGTCGAACGGGCGGCTCTATGCCAGATATGCCGGGTCGAGTAGCGGGCCTTATATTCAATACACCGTCGGCGAATGGTGCTTTGCAGCGATTCAAATGGGCCTCGACATCAGCGGCGTGAATGACGTCGTGATGGAGGGGTACGCGGTTGGTGGTATTGGCTACGAGACCGGCGAGGGTAATACGTCGAGCAGCGGCGGACCTCGGATCGAATCGACCAGCCGCCATTACGCCCTTGGTGATGATGCTGGCGAGGCATTCACAGACGACGGTACCGAGGTCAAGGCATTCGGCCTTACGCTTCTTGAGGGGCTTTGGACGCTCGACCAGCTTGGATTTAACACGGCGACAGGTCAGGCTAAGAACTTCGACCCCGACGCCGAAGCCGCAATCATCTATACCTTCCGGGGTAAAGTATCTCCCGGAAACGATGATTCGGGCAACGGGAACCACTTCGTCATCGAGAATGGCGGTGTGGTACTTGATGAGGCCGATCTCCCTCCCGGAGTCAGCCTCCCATCGGTCGGGGGCGAGGGGGCAGATGCTGCTCCCGCTGCCGCCTCGTCCTCGATCGCTGGTTATGCGCCCTCGGCGCGCGCCGGAGCCTCAGTCACGCCTGTCGCCGCTCTCTCGGCGCTGAGCGGGCTGCCGCCTGTAGTATCCGCAGGCGAATCCGCACAGGCAGCCCCTACCCCGGCGCTCTCCGTGCTGACGGGGTTGCCGCCTACGGTATCCGCTGGCAAGTCCGCACTGGCCGCGCCTGCCGCCGCTCTCTCCGCACTAGCCGGGATTTTGGTACAATCTTCGGCGGGGGCGACCGGCGTTCCGACGCCTGCGCTCAGCGCAATTCAAGGTCATGGGATCGTCGCCTCGGTCGGCGCTCTCGCTTCAATTCCGGTGGGATCATTGCTGCTGGCAGGCGCCGCGGTTGAAATCTCTTCCGGTTCGATGTCGGCTCCCTCTGCTGGTGTGGGGACGCTGACAGGGTACGCCCCCGGTGTGATCTCCTCGGTCTCGTCCTCGCCGGGGGCTGCCCTACTTTCCCTTCAAGGCTACGCGCCCCTAGTCTCGGTGACTGTCGGGATCGTGGCTTACCCCGCCTCGGCTATTTCTATACTGGCTGGTGCTGCCCCCGAAGCCTCGGCGGGGGCCGCGGCTGCTCCTTCCTTCGGGCAGAGCGAAGTGTCGGGGTATGTTTCCGGCGCAAGTTCTGGGGCCGCGGTTTCCCCGTCCGTGGCGCTGCTCACCGGGGAAGGTTTAGCTCCGCTTGTGACCGCCGCGGTGGGTATTGTCGCTGCTCCCGGCCCCTCGGGATCGACAATTGAGGGGGAAATGCCTTCGATTAGCTCCGGGTCGGTCGTTTTTACTGGGTATGCGAGTTCGCTTATTCAGGGCTTCGCTCCTTCGGTCGTTTCTCGTATTGCGGATACTCCAGATTGGCGAATGGTGGCTATCCCGGCTGAGGACCGCATGGTCGGGATTCCGGACGAGCCGCGTAGCGTGGCGGTTGCAAATGAAGATAGAGCTGTCGCGGTAGCCTATGAGGACCGCACGGTCGCGGTGGAGGCTGCATAATGGCTGATAAATGGCCTGACAAAGATCCTGACGATACGCTCGATTTCGCAGTCGACTGGTCGGAATGGCTGGGCGATGACGTGATCGCCTCCGTCGATTGGGCGGCCGATAAAGTTGGCCTCTCTTTCGAAGAGCAGACCAATGCTAACGGAGTTGCGACTGTCTGGCTTTCGGCTGGCACGCTCGGCGAAACCTATAGGGTCACTTGCCAGATCACGACTGAAGCCGGACGCATCCGCTCTCATACCGAGAAGCTGAAGATTAAGGAAAAGTGATATGACACGTTTTGAAGACGGCGTCACGATCGCCGGTACTCGGAAGAATAGCGAAGGCTACCTGATCGCGGATGCCAAAGTCGTTCGTACCGGAGTTCAGAAATACTATGGGAAGGAACTCGGCCTTGCCGATGATCACCCGGACGTCATGAAACTGTTCTCCGTATATCGGTCTGAGGCTGAAGTTCGCAATGTCGATAGCCTCAAGACTTTCTCTCACGCGCCGGTGACCATCGGGCACCCTGACGAGGACGTCTCGGCAATCAACTGGAAAGATCTTGCCAAGGGCGAGGTGAGTACCGAGGCTCGGTGGGAAGACAACCATATTCGCCTGCCTCTGATCTTGAAGGATTCCGAAGCGATCGACCTTGTCGAAACGCAAGGCGTTCGAGACTTGAGTGCCGGCTACCGAGCCGAGATCGTGTTCGTGGACGGGGTCACGCCGGACGGCGAGGAATACCAAGCCGAGCAACGAAACATCCGGATCAACCATGTGGCAATTGTGCCGCAAGGGCGGGCCGGTTCAGCCCGGATCGGGGACAAAGCCCCGGCCGGAAACTGGGGCGCCGTGCCCTTCACAGACAAGGAGAAACCCATGTCGAATCAGCAGACCATCGTCTTCGACGGTATCTCGATCCCGGTCACGGATCAGGCCGCTCAGGCGATCACCAAGATGCAGGACGCCAATAAGTCGCTGCAAACCAAGCTCGACGACGCTGAAGCCCGTCACACCAAAGAGCTTGCCACCAAAGATGAGCGCATCGGCGAGCTCGAAGTCGAGAACAAGAAGCTGAAAGACAGCCAGCTCGACGACAAGGCCATCGACCGTAAGGTGCAGGATCGCATCGCTCTGGTCGACGCAGCCCGCGCCGTCGACAAGGACGTCAAAGTCGAGGGCATCTCCGATGCTGACATCCGGCGGGCCGTCGTCTCGAAAGTCATGGGCGCCGAGGCGATCAATGACGCGAACGACGACATGGTCCGCGGCATGTTCAAAGCCGTCACCGCCGAGGCGGTCAAGGACGCCGGCCGCGATCCGCTGGTCCGTGGCCTTGGCGGCTCCGCTCCGACCGTTCCGGTCTCGGATGCCGAGGCCGAAGACAAGGCCTACCTCGCCTCCGTCGCCGACCTGAACCGCGCTCCCGCGGCCTGATAACCGGGTAGGCCTCTCGGCCTCCCCTCCTCCTCATGAAGCCCTAACCACGGAGGTCCACAATGGATCCGCTTCAGACAAACTACTCCGCGACGATGGACCGCTGGATTGAGGGCATGGTCCTCAATTCCGAGCACCAGAATCGCATCTCGCGCACGATCGAAACCGCGGCCGGCATCGGCTTCGGCAAGGTCGCCTGCCGGGGCACGCAGGATAACACCTGCAAAGTCTCGGCCGCTTCCGCCAAGCCGCTCGGCATCACCATTCTCGACCGGACGCAGGGTACCGAAGACAAGTACCCGCAATACGCGACCGTGGCGATCATGGAGAAGGGTGTCGTGGTCTGCCAAGCGTCCGTCGCTGTGGCGCAAGGCGATCCCGTCTACTTCGTCCCGGCGACCGGCGTGCTGACGAACGCCGACACCGGCAACATCGCCATCCCGAACGCCGTGTGGGACACCTCCACTTCCGGCGCAGGCCTCGCCGCCGTCCGGCTCAAGTAAGCCCCGGCAAACCGCAGGCAAGAACCCTTAACAGGAGAATACGATGAATAAGCCCCTTCGCATGATGGATGCTCAGGTTGCGCTTGCCTATGCGGTAAGCCAAGCGTCCCGCATCCACCCGACGGTGTACCAGAAGAAGTACGCGCCGATTCGCTACCGCGGTCTGGTTCCCGTCGATACCACCGGTCCCGAGTGGATCAAATCCATCACCTACTTCTCGATGGATCAGGTCGGTCAGGCCGAATGGATGAACGCGGCGGCCGATGATGTCCCGCATGTCGAGCTGCTCTCGGACCGGACGCAAACCGAGGTCCACATGGCCGCCATCGGCTATGGCTGGAACATCGAAGAGCTGGCACAGGCTCAGATGCTCGGCGTCGACCTGAGCAACCGCAAGGCCATGGCCGCGCGGCGTGCTTCCGAAGAAAAGATCGACGCGGTCGCCTTCGCCGGCGCCCCGGAGAAGGGCCTGTACGGTATCATCAACCAGCCGAACGTCACGGCCACCGATGCTGCCGCGACCGGTTCGGGGTCGGCGACCGAATGGGACACCAAGACCCCCGATGCCATGCTGGGCGACGTGAACGGGATTCTCACCGGTCAGTTCATCACGACGCAGCAGGCAGAAATGGCCGACACGCTGCTTCTCCCCTACACCCAGATGCACTACATCGGCACCAAGCGTATCTCGGAATACTCCGAGAAGACGGTGCTCGATTGGATTCGGACGAACAACGTCTATACGATGGAGACGGGGCAGCCCCTCACCATCCGCGGACTGCGTGAACTCGAAGGTCAGGGTGACGGCGGGACCGACCGGATGGTCGCCTACCGGAACGATGTGGAAGTTCTGCGGCTGAACATGCCGATGCCCTTCCGCTTCTTCCCTGTCTGGCAGGCCGGCCCGTTCCGCTACGAGGTGCCCGGCGCCTTCCGTATCGGCGGCGTCGATGTCTCGCTCCCGCAGGCCATGCGGTACCTCGACGGGATCTGATCCTGTTCTAGCCTCGCCGGTATGAGATCGGCGAGGCTTCACGTCATTCAATGGGAGTAGCCGTCATGCAGAAGGCAAAGGGCACCTTCACCAACCATTTCACCGGGGGAATCGGGGTAATCGACGCCGAGATCAACCGGACCCGAGTTCTGCAGAAAGGGCAGAGCTTCAAGGGCACCATCCTGCTCACGAAGCCGACCGGCGCTCGTCTGGAATCGGGGAAGCTTTCCGCCTCGAAAGATACCGCAGTTATCGAGGACGAGGCGGACGAGGAAGAACCGAAGAGCGAGTCGCCGCCTGCCCCCGGTAAGGTCATCCCGGCCCCGCCGCCTCCGCCTCCGGCGCCGCCTGCCCCCGAGCCGACCGATGAGGAGAACGCCCGTAAGGAAGTTCTCCGTAATCTGGCAAGTTCGATGGATGAAGGCGACTTCACCACGGACGGCCGGCCGAACCTCGACGCCCTGAACGCGAAAGCCGGAACCGAAGTTCCGCACTTCACGGTCGAAGAGCGGGACAAGCTCTGGAAAGAGCTGTCGAAATAACTTCACTCACTCTCTCAGGGGCGCTAGTTCGCCCCTGAGCTAGACGCTAGGAGCAGTGATGTACGGTACCCTTGAAGACTGGATTGCATTTGCCCTTGCCCGCGGCAATGAGGCAGTAGAAGATGCTGACGAAGAAGTAGCCACGGCAGCTCTCGTCCGGGCATCGGACTACATTAAATATACCTACGTCGTCCATTTCTCCGGCGTAGCCGATACCATCCCGGAGGTCGAGGAAGCTACATATCATGCCGCCGCGCTAGAGCTGACCTCCCCCGGGTTCTTCTCCAAAACCTACACCGCTTCTCAAACTAAAGTCCTCACGGCTGTGGAGGGCATCAAATGGACCCCGGTAGCCTCGGGAGAGAAGAATTTGTATGCCCCTAAATCGACCCTTATTGAGTCGATGCTTGGCCGCTTTGTCGGGTCGCGAGTTGGGGCGCTGTGGGTATGACTGAGGCAGAGTGGGAAGCTGTAGCTGCCGAAGTCCTCGAAGGTCTCCGCGAAGCCGGGACTATCGGGTATCTTGTATTGCCGGGCGAGCGCATCGGTCCCGAGGATAACCCGACTGTGGGTGAAGGGTCGGAAGCTGCTCGCCAAGTTCTCTACTCGAAATGGAACAGTCGTGAAATCGACGGGTCGCTTATCAAGGCGACTGACCTCAAAGTTCTAATGGCGGCCGAGCCGGGCAAACCGGACCCTGAAGTTGATTGGACTTATCGCCAAGCCCCCGGTGGCCGTAGCCTTCAAATCGTTCCTCCTCTGGTTCGCGTGGCTCCGGCGGGTACTCCTGTCCTCTATATCCTGAATGTGAGATAACCAGTGGCTGTTAAGAAAGACACCCGTAGCATGATCGAGCGCTTGACCTCGCCGTACCCTTCGGCGCTGGCTCAAGCGTTTTTGCGGGCTGTCGATAACATTCGTAGCGAGGCCGTTCTTAAGCAAATTGAACAAGCGATCCTCGACGGAGACGGTGCCAAGCTAGGCCGAATCCTTGAGTTCTCAGATTCGGAGACTGCGATTCTCGGTGAGCAAGTGCAACGCGCCTTCTCGGCCGGGGCTGAGTTCGAGTCAGCTAAAGTACCGGTCGCGACATTTAAGTTCAATGGGATCAACCCGCGAGCAGTAAATGCCGTTGCGAGAACCGCGGCCCAACTCGTGACAAGAATCAATGAAGGTCAGCGCGACGCCGTTGTCGAAGTAATGCGCCAAGGAATGATTGCGAATCAGAACCCTCGGCAGGTCGCTCTCGATATTGTCGGCAGAGTAAATGCCGCTACCGGACGCCGCTCAGGGGGTCTGATCGGTCTAAACGGCCCTCAGATTCGGGCTTCATATGACATGCGTCGCGCCCTGAAAGAAGGCGACCTTACCGCCTATAAAGCGAAGGGTCTTCGAGACAAGCGTTTCGATCGTATGGTCGAGAAAGCAGTCGCAGCTGGTAAGCCATTGCCCGTCGAAAAGCAAATACAGATCGTTGCCCGGTATCGGTCTAAGCTACTCAAGCTTCGGGGAGACACGATTGGTCGCGAGGCTATCGGTCACCTGAATGCCGGCCGGCAAGAGGCCATCGAGCAGGTCATCGATCGCGGACTTGCCGCAGAGCAAGACGTCGATTTCATTTGGAACTCTTCAGGCGGCCCCCGTACCCGCGACACCCACGCTGCGATGGATGGGCAAAAGCGGAAGCGGGACGAAGTCTTCGTCAGTCCAAGTGGGGCGCGGCTCAAAGCGCCACATGACACCACTCACGGTGCTGGGCCGGAAGAGACGATCAACTGTCGCTGCTGGATGGAAACTCGGATTGATTTCATTGCGGCGCGGCTTCGCGCTCGGAGAGAAGCGGAACGGCTCTGAGAGGCCCGAAAATCTCCCCGAGAAAGGGGCTCCTCTTTCTTTCGGGAGGGGGAGGCCCCATAAAGGAGAGAAGCCCCTGAGAGGGCCGATTTTAGGGGCTATGGACCATGGCGACTAAAACCTTCGAAGCCGACCTCGCAAGGTTCAGCGACCTTGCCATCGAAGACATCATGGCCTGTATCAAGGCATCGACGCAGGATGTTCTAAGCGATGCTCAGACGCCAGTGGATAAAGGCGGTAACCTCCCGGTCGATACCGGGTACCTTCGAAACAGTCTTATAACCGAACTCGTTGGTGGCACCTCCTTTCTTGGGGCCGCTTCTTACACAGCGGTACTCGCGGGGTGGCAGCCGGGGCAAGAGCTACAGTCCGGGTGGATTGCTGAGTACGCCTTGCGCATTGAGTTCGGATTCCGCGGGGTCGATTCCAAGGGCCGGAAGTATAATCAGAAGCCGCGGTATTATCTCCGCCAAGCGGTTTCAAAATGGAATAAGCACATGCGGAAGAACGCAACCTTGCTGAGCAGGACGACATGAGCACCGCAGCTATCTACGCAGGCGTCAGCGCCCTGATCCGGGATAACTACCAGACGGCAGATTTCGGGCTTCCGACTGGCGAGCAGATTTCTGTAAACTGGACAAACGAGGCAGGGGATGAAGGACGATACCGGTTCGAGGTTCAAGACGGATTTTCGCAAGGCTCTCCGGTCGACCTTTCTGGTGCGTCAGATGAAATGGTTTACGTCCAAGTCGACTGTGTCGTCCCGGCGGGTGACTACTCGGCACGGGCGCGAGCGATGATGAACTGGCTTCAGGAGCTATTCTTCGCTGGGCGCCGCATCGCCGGCGGCACGGTGGCCGCAAAACCTTTCCCCGGTCCTCCGGACAATAACCAGTCCGAGTACTGGATTCCGGTAACCATAACAGTTCGTTCGGTGACATAAAGGAGTCCCTAAATGACCGACGCAGCTAAGTCCAAAGACGTGAAGGTTCGCCCCCTCACTGTCGGCAACAAATCGCACCCCTACATTATCGTGAAGGGCGCGAAACCGGCGAAGGGCACGAACTATGAGTTCGATGCCGATAACGGCGTGACCTATACCGGCAAGGTCACGGACTCGACTGAAGCCAGCGATGGCACCATGATCGAGTTCGCGGACGGCCTCAAGGTCGTTCCGGCGAAGTAACCCGTCAACACAAAGGAGGCTTTCACATGGCCGACGGAGATACCTACATCGACCTTGGGCACAAGGTCTCTTTCGTGCAGGATACACCTGCAACCTTCGACGAGACCGGGTTCTCGGCGCTGACCTACGTCCAGTTGAAGGGCGTTCTCAACGTCCCTGAAGATGGCGACAGCGCCGAGGACGTCAGCGAGCCGACTCTCGAAGATGGTCGCGTCGAGCACTTCTACGGGGCGCTCGACGGCGGTTCTATCGATGTGCCTTACAAGTTCATCGAAGGCGACGCCGGGCAAGCGCTCGTGAACATGGGCGTCGCGCGGGACTACAACGCTCCGTGGTCGTTCAAGTTCGAAGACCCGGACGGCACGGTCACCTACAAGTACGGGCGCCTCGGTCCGACTCGCCGCCGGGAACGCAGCCCGAACGCCTTCAAGGCTTTCATCCTCCCGATGGTCTTCAACAAGGCCGCGGTTGTGGTGGAGCCGGTCTGATGAAGTTCGGTCAGTTCAGCACTAAGGAGGCGTCCGAAGTCGGGCGCCTCTGGAAAGTCCCGCACCTCGAAACCGGCGCGATCATGTATGAAACCGTCGTCGGTGAAGACGGAAAAGAGGCCAAGGAGCCGGTCGGTGTCTGGCTGCGCGGGATGGAAAGCGAAACCGTCAAGAAGGCCGTGCGTGCTCACCAGAAGCGCAACCTCTCGCAGGAGACTGAGGACGAGAAGAAGCAGCACGACTACTCGATCGCCGTTGCTCTCGTCGTCCGCTTCCAGCACATCCAGCACGATGACGGTCACCTGCTTCAGCCGACGCCCGAAGACATCGACTGGTTCTTCAGCCTCAGCTCCCATTTCGTCGCCGGGGCGATTAACTTCGCGCGTACGCCGGGAAACTTCATGGCCGTAGCGAGCTAGAAGAAAACCAAGAAAAGCTCAAGCTGTATACCAGACAGCTTGGGTTTCTCGCTGCGGTACCCAAAGACTGGAAACAGTCGAGACTTGGAAAGCTGCTCAGCGCGAAGCGCTCAGTACCCCTTCCTCCGCTTGGAGGCGGCGTTCATCTTCTTGATCTTCTAATCGACCTCGGGACGGTTAGGGAGAAGAACGGCGACAGTATGCTCCCGCTCAGAGACCAAGAGCTCTGGTACTACATGAAGACCCGCCAGCTAGATCTAATACCAGAAGAAGTCGAGACCGTGATCGCCATGAGCCGCGACTACATCCGAGGTTACCACCTCGGCCTAGATGAAGCGGCAATCCCGCCGTATGAGGAATAACGAATGTTCGTTGCAGACCTTGGTATCCGAGTTGGAACCGACGGCGTCAAGCGGGCGCAGACGGAACTCGATCGGCTTCGCCGCAAAGGCGGTGAAACCGAGCAGGCCATGGGCGGGCTCACTCGCGGCATGGCTCGGCTCGCCGGAGGCGTTCTTGCCTTCGGTACTGCCGTCGGTGGTATTCAGCTAGCATCCCAGTTTGTCACGCAAGGGCGGGCGGTCAGTAAGAACCTCGCCGAGGTCTCCACGTTGCTGAACGGCACAGCGCAAGAGATGGAGTTCCTAACATCGAAGTCGCAGGAGTTCGTTCGTTCCTTCGGCGGAGATTCGGCTCAGCAGTTGCAAGGCTTCTACAATACCATCTCTGCTGGTGCCGGGTCGGTTGAGGAAGCCGCCGTCACTATGGAGCAGGCGAACAAGCTCGCCAAAGGCGGCGTGACCGACATCGGAACAGCGGTCGACGGCCTGACCTCGGTCATGAATGCCTACGGCGATAATGTTGAAGGCGCCGCTGCGGTCTCGGACGCAATGTTCGTCGCGATGAAAGCCGGTAAGACAACCATCGGCGAACTGTCCAGCAGCATTGGTAAGGTCGCGCCTCTGGCGGTCTCGGCAGGCGTCGAGTTCGACGAGCTGGTCGGCTCCATTGCGGCCCTGACGAAAGGCGGCATCCAAACCACGGAGGCCGTCACGGGCGTCCGGGCAATTCTCGCTGCGGTCACCAAGCCCTCGCAGGAAGCTCAGAAGCTTGCCGCGAAGCTCGGGCTCGAGTTCAACTCGGCCTCGCTCAAGGCGAAGGGTTTCGCCGGGTTCATGGAAGACGTCAAGGCGAAGACCGGCGGCTCGACCGACGCTATGGCCATGCTCTTTGGCGGGGTCGAAGCGATCGTTCCCGCACTGGCTCTGGCCGGGCAGGCGGGCGAGGATCTGAATGTCATTCTCGGTGACATGGAGACCAAGGCGGGCGCGACCGACGTGGCTGTCGAGAAGATCGCGCAGAGCCTCGACGATCGGCTGAACGTACAGCTCGCGCGGTTTACCATATTCGCTGAGCAGGCAGGCACCGCGCTTTTGACTGGGCTGGTTGTCGCGCTTGAGACGACAGAGGTCGCGTCGCAATTCGTAGGCGACAACCTCGACATCATTGGAGCGGCAGCCGTGGGGCTGGCTGCCACCCAGATCCCCGCACTGGTCTCGGGTCTGGCTGGCCTCCGTGGGGGCATGGTCCTTGTCACGGGAGCGGCTCGGGCCATGGCTGTCGCCATGACGCTTGCAGGTGGCCCCATCGGCATCATCGTCGGGCTGCTCGCCGGGGGCGCAGCGTACTGGCTCCTGTTCCGAGATAATACCGATGAAGCAATCACTTCAATTTATGACGCCGAGGCAGGAACTAACGCCCTAAACACCGCTCTGGGGGTGTTCTATCAGACCGGTGCCCCGTCCGCCGGGAAAGCAGCGATAGACCTCGCCAACAGCAACTACAAACTTGCGCAATCAGCCCTTGCGGCTGCAGAGGCCGAACTGGCAAAACGGCAAGCGCTTCGCGACACCGCAGCCGACATTAGCTCCAGTAATCCGCTCCTTGAGGGCAACGCTCCGTCCTATGTTGAGGAGGAGCTTGATCGGGCGGAAAGAGACGTCCAAAAGATCAGAGATGCGGTAGAGCAGGCTCGCCGCGAACGAGACCGCGCTGCAAGAGCGGTGACCGGCTCTGGCTTCGGTGGGGTGACTCAGCTTGACCCGATTGATGTCCCCGGTGTCGACGCAGGCACCGAAGCCATCCAGCAGCGTGTGGCCGAGATCCTGAAGGCTCTGCAGGACACGGGCGCAGCGGCTGGCAGCGGCAGCGGTGGTGCCGCAAGCGGCATGAATGAACTAGCCGATGCTGCCAAGCGGGTATTCGAAGATACCCGCACGCCGCTCGAAAAGTACAACACGGCAATGGCCGAACTGAACATGCTCCTCGAAAAAGGCGCGATCAGTCAGGACACCTTTAACCGCGCTTCGAAGGTACTAGCAGAGGACCTGAAGAAAGCACAAGAGGAGACGGACGGATTTGCCGATAAACTGGACGGGGTGGCTGAGTCTCTGACCGACATCATCTTGGAAGCAAAGAGTGCCGGGGACGTGGTAGAGGACATGCTGCGCCGTATCGGGCGCGCTCTGATCTCGTCTGGTATCAAGATGGGCCTGTCCCAGATTGCCGATGGGCTGAAGGGGCTGGGCGGCGGCAAGTCGAGCGGTCTTGGTTCCTTCGTTGGGATGGTTCTTGAAAGCTTCGCTGGTGGCGGCCGGACGCGCAAAGGCTCTCGCACTGGCGGCGTTGACGGGAAAGGCGGGTACCCCGCCATCGTCCACCCGGACGAGACCATCATCGACCATCGCGCCGGACAACAGGTCGCGGCTCCGGCACCGTCTGTATTCGCGCCGACGATCCATGCAGACGGGGCTGATGCCGGGGCAATTGCTCGTCTCGAACGGACTATCACGGAATTGTACCGTGACTTCGACCAAAAAGTTTGGAACGCAAATAAACGCGCGTCGCGCACCGGGAGAGATAAACAGTGGTCCTGACTCATCCTATCACAATAACTGACTTGTTCCAGTGGGCGGAGATCGAGCCGACCATCGTAGACCGTCAGGAATACTCCCGAGTTGGCGGCGGTCAGGCGCAGGCAAAGAACCTCGGCGATCCTTACTGGGTCGTCAATTTTCGAAGTATGCCGTTGGACAAGTCCGCGGCGAAGCACCTCGAAGGGCGCCTCCAGTCGCTTGGCGGGATGACTCGCACGTTCTACGCAGACCTTCTATCGTACCCGCGTCCGAAGGGCACTACCGGGGCGATCTCGGGAGTGACCGTGAAATCCGTCCACGCAACCCGTCGCGGGCTCGCTCTGCAGGGCCTCACGGCTGGCCGGATCATTCCCGCCGGGACATACCTCTCGGTCACGAACGCGGGTGGAGGCTACGACCTGCACCTGACGGCGGAGGCCGCGACCGCAAACGGATCGGGGGATACGATCTCAGTTGAGGTTGCTCCTGTCGTGGGGTTGAACGTTGCCGCTGGTAATGCGGTCAGACTGACTCCGCCGCGTATCGAGCTGTTCATGGAGCCGGGGACGCTTTCTGTCTCCCGTAGGTCCGGGCTGCTTTACGATGTAGCGTTCAATGCGGTACAGGTGATCCGATGAGAAATCTTGATACCCAAACCGAAGCCGCAATCGCCAACCAGAACATCCTGATCCCTCGGGACTTCCTCTGGCTCGTTACAAGGAATCGCTCGACAGGCGCCCCGTACGCATGGGGCTGTTGGTCTGGTAACCGGACAACGGCGGCTTCCGTGCTCGACCCGTTTACTGGGAATGCGGTTAACCGCACCTACGAAGGCGGCGGAGCGATGGTTAAGACAAGCGCGGTGCCGCTCGCAACCGGGCTGGTCACACAGGAGGTCACGGTTGCCCTGAGCATCCTGAACCCCGGCGCGGAGCAGGTGGTGCGTCAGTACGATCTGAAGCGTGCACCGGTGCAGATCCATCGTGGCTTCATGGACCCGAACACCATGCAGCTGGTGGCGCCTGCGCGGCCTCGCTTCGTGGGCTTTGTAGACGGCGCCCCGATCGAGACGCCCGAGGAGGGCAATGACGGGGCCGTCGTCGTTTTGAACTGCGTCAACCATGTTCAAGACCTTCACCGCAGCTCTGCGGAGAAGCGCTCGGATGCCAGCCAAAGAAGAAGGAACCCGACCGATGGCTTCTTTCGTCATGCGGCCACCGTGGGGTCGTGGACCATTTCGTGGGGGCAGAAAGATTGAAGTATCGTCACGCCGTTCCCGGCGACCTGCCGAAGTTGGTTGAGTTCGCTAGGGCGCTTCGGAGTGAAGTAGTCCCCGGAATGCCCTTCTCGCCGGAGGTTACTTCCGCCACCCTGCTCGGTCTTATTCAAAGACCGGAAGGCTTTGTTTATGTAGCTGAGACTGAAGATAGGCTAGTCGGCTTAATCGTAGGCTACGCTGGTCTAAGCCCTTGGAACGATTGCATTCAAGCCGAGGAGCTTCTATGGTGGGTGGAACCAAGCTACAGAGGGAAGGTGGGCATGATACTGCTCGAAGCTTTCGAAGCGTGGACTTCCCTTCAAGGCGCCGTGGTCGTTGGGGTTTCTTATACCGGGGACAACCTAACTAAACTGTTCGAGCGTAAAGGCTATGCTCGGGCTGAAGCCAAGTTCTACAGGGTAAACTGATGCCTATTTTCAGCAGCTTTGTCGCCGCAATCGCAGCCGAAGGCTTCATCGCAGCACTCACCACCACCGCCATCGGCAAGCTACTCACCGGGGTGGCGTTCAACGCTCTGGCGTCTGCGCTGTTTGCGCCCGATGCTCCGAAGAACCCGGACCCGGCTGGCATTGTCGGAGAGATCCAGCAAGGCGTCGTTCCGCGGTCCATTATCCTTGGCACCTCGGCCACTGCCGGGTCTCTGGTCTACCACAACCACTGGGGCGGGGAAACCAACGAATACTATACCCGCATCACTGCGCTCTGCGACCTTCCGGTTGGCGGTCTGGCCGAGATCTGGATCGACGGGGAGAAGATGGCGCTGTCGTCGACGCCGGACCCCGGAGGGAAGGGCTACCCGATCGTCGAGCTGTCGACTGTCGACAAGAAGATGGTGCCGGTGGCGCCGACGAACCTTGACAGGGATACCGGCACCACCTACCAAGAGGTCAGCGTCAGCAAGGTCCACGGCTGGATCAAGTTCTACGACGGGACCCAGACGACCGCCGACCAGTTCGTCATTAACAATGTGGCGACGACGGAGCGCCCGTGGACGGCGAATGATGTTGGCCACGGGGTGGCATATGCCATCGCGACCTTCAAAGCCAACCCGAAGCTCTTCAAGAACTTCCCGCAGATCGTCTACGCTGTCGACGGGATCCTGATGTATGACCCGGTCTCCGAGACCACCGGCCCCAGCAGCAACCCGGCGGTGCAGGCGCGCCACATCCTAAACGGGATCAGCTATGGCGACCAGTGGCTCTACGGACCGCAATCGCCGGGGTATGTTGACGACGCCGAGCTCGCGGCCGAGATCGCGAAGTGCAACCAGCCGGTGCCGGGAGCTGCCGGCATGACGAACGCCGAGAAGATCGCTGCGTTCGGGAGCACCGCCGTGCCTGCACAATACCGCTGCGGGATTGAGATCGAAGTCGACCGCCCCGTAACCTCGGCGCTCGAAGACATTCTCACTTCCTGCAACGGCCGCATTACCGAGATCGGGGCGCGCTACCGCTTCCAAGTCGGCGATCCCGGACCCTCGGTGGCCAGCTTCACCGACCTTTCCGTGGTTACCACAGAGAAGCAGCATTTTGCTCCGTTCTTTCCGCTCGCCGATACGATCAATGGCGTCACTGCGACCTACCCTGAGCCTCTTGAGGGGTGGCAGACACAAGAGGCCCCGCCGCTCTACAGCGATGTCTACGAGGCAGAGGACGGCAACCGGCGCCTGCCGACTTCCATCCCCATCCCGTCGGTGCCCTATCGCGAGCAGGTTCAGCGCCTCATGTCTGCGGCGCTGGCCGAGGCTCGGCGTGCCCGCAGACTCACCGTCACTCTGCTCTCTTGGTACTGGACGCTGGAGCCGGGCGACTTCGTCACGTGGAACTCGGAGCGTAACGGCTTCGTCGACAAACTGTTCCGAGTGGACGGGGTCGAGGACCACGAGAACGGGGACATCACCGTAGACCTGACAGAGGTCGACCCGAACGACTACAACTGGACAGCCGCGACCGACTACCGGCCCGTGGCCCACGGCTCCGTCTCTCCGCAGGCACTCCCCGACTTCGCCATCCCCGGCTGGCGGGTATTCCCGATGACTCTCCGAGACGGTGCTGGGAACGAGCGCCGTCCGGCGATCGGGATGCAGTGGTCGGCGATTGAATCTCCGGACGTTCGCGCGATCGAATACCATATCCGTAAACAGTCCGACGGCCTTATGCTCAAGTCGGGGACGTTCGTGCATCTCGACTCGCTGGTCGGGTTCGTCGACTCTGGGGTCATCCCCGGAGAGACCTACGAGGTCAACGCGAAGCTGATCTCGCGCACCAAACAGACTGCGTTCACCGGCTGGATCGAGGTTGAGGTTCCGGCGATCCTGATCGGACCCGACGACCTGTCCGACGAGGTCACCAACTCGCTGTTCCCTGACGCGCCGGGTATCCCGCAGAACCTCGCGATCAACTCGATCCTCGACTCGGACGGACGGGCAACACTCGTCATGAACTGGGACGCCGTCTCGGGCGCGACCGGGTACGAGCTGGGTATCACCGAGAACGGGGGGAACCAGTTCGTGATCCCCTCGGGCGAGAACAGCTACGGGATCACCGACGTCCGTCCGAACATCCATCTCGAGGTCGTGGTCCGCGCTGTCGGCTCCATGGGCGACCGCTCCGGCTGGTCATCACCGCCTGTCACGCACACGGTCGTCAAAGATACCACCCCTCCCCCCGTTCCCACTCTTGCCCCGATCGTCGAGGGGGTCGACACGCTATGGCTGTCGTGGTCTCTGACTGAGCCGCCGGACCTTGAGCGCTTCGAGGTCTACGAGAGTACCACCGCGACGCCTGCTCCGACGCTAGGCACGGAGGCGACCTTCACCTCGCTGGCCACCGTATTCGCTCGCTCCGGTCTGCCGGACACGAACCCGCGTCACTACTGGGTTCGGGCCGTCGACAGCTCCGGCAACAAGTCGGCGTGGTCCGCCCGGAAGTCGGGGGCCACCTCCGGCGCTCCAGAATTGACGAGCGAAGACCTTGCGGGGCTGGTCGATAACACCAGCTTCGCGACCGGTCTTGCTGCGGTCGAGATCCTTGGTGCGCTGCCGACCACGGGCAATTTCGACGGACGGCTCGTTGTTCTGACGACCGACTGGAAGCTGTACCGATACGATGGCGACGCCGAGGAGTTCACCTCCAAGGTGGACGGCGCAGATATTGTTGCCGACAGTGTCGCCTCGGCAGCTATTCAGGCGGGTGCAATCAACACTCGCGAACTGGCCGCTGGTGCGGTGATGGTCCGGCACCTTGGCATCGGAGACTTCACGAACTATGCCGCAGGTTCGGACTTCGAGGTAGAAGACCGCATCCCATGGGCACTGGGTTCGAATATGAACCGAACCACCACCGTCACTTATGGGGGTAGCGCGGGGGCGCTTAGAATCGGCGGGGGGTCGAGTAACGGTTATCTTCTGGGTGAAGGTATCGAGTGCCATCCGGGCGAGCAGTTCTACGTCAGTTTTTGGTCTCGGTGTGATGGAAACTGGAACGGGGCCGATAACAACTCCAAGCTCCGGTTCGGCAATTTCGATGGTGGGAGCCTTGTAGGTGCCGTCGCTTATAACAATGGCGAGAGCGTCAATAGTTGGATCCAGAAAACCGGTGTCATCACGGTCCCTTCCGGCTGCTACCGTCTGGGGACTTCTCTAGGCTGTGACGCTACTGTGGGACAGCAGTACCTCGACAATATCGTAATTCGCCGGATGAACGGCGGCGAGGTCATCGTCGATGGTGCTCTGAAGGCCCGGCATGTGTCGGTGACCGAGGAGTTCATCACCAACACGGCGCAGATCAAGAACGGCATCATATCCAACGCCAAGATCACTGACCTGAGTGCCGACAAGCTGTTGGCTGGAACGGCATTGACCAGCTCGCTCACGGTGTCGGGGACGGCTCTAAGTTCCATCCGAAACTGGGCGAACGACCCTGCGGCTCGGATCAACGCTGCCTCCACGCAGATCCTCCCCGGCAAGATTGTCATCTCGGGGGGTACGACGCTCGACGACTGGCGCAAGTCCGGCGACACGACCAAGATCGACGGCGGGAAGATCTCGACCAACACCGTTGACACCGCCCAGCTGAACGCGAACTCGGTGAAAACCGCGCAACTGGCCGCCGGTGCCGCGACCTTGGACAAGCTCGCGGTCGGTCAGGGCAGAAACCTCTACAACGATTCTCAGTTCGCCCTTGGAACGGAGCTTCTCCGTATTAACGGCGCTGGCAGTTCCTTTAATGAGTCTAGCCTTTCCATGAGGCTTGCTGGAGACAGTTGGGCAGGAAAGAACTTCGAGACCCTAATGCTGGTGCAAGCTGGGTCATCTTCTAACGGATATACCGATATTCTTCCTCGAGATACTCCGGGATCGGGGGATAACCGACAGGTCCCTGCAGAGGGGGGTAAGTGGTATGAGGCTTCGGTCTATGTGTCCACTCACCGCTGCACGGGCTCGCTCTACATGCGGTTTATGGATGCTGACGGAGCCCAACTGAGCGCACCCGTCACAGCGATCCCGGAGAGCCTAGGATCGTCCAACAACCCGGATCTTTGGCAGCGGGTGCGAGTTCACTATCAGGCTCCCAGCGGGACGGCATTTGTACAAATGTTCATCCGCAAATACGGAACTTTGTCAGGAACTAGCTCGTACCTCTTCCTGCACAAGCCGATGATCGCAGAGAGCCATGCTCAGGCGACGGAGCCTGCGCCGTGGTCCCCCGGTGGCCAGACGTTGATCAGCGGAGACATGATCAAGACCGGCCTCGTCGATGCACGACGGGTCAAGATCGACAGCTTCACGATCAGTTCTGATGGGTCAGGGAACCTGATCGTTAAGGATAACGGGATCGGTCGGGTTAAGATTATCGCAGGTGCATTGACAGACGGTGGTATCGACCAAAGCCCTACTCAGGGTTACCGAAACCACAATACGGTTGCCTGTGAGATCTACATCGGACCTGTGAAGTATAACGAGTTCTGGCACTTCGCGGGGGTCGGTGAACTTAAAGGTCCCGGCCGGACTGCTGCGTGGGAGATGAAGTCTGAGCTGGTCATGCAGTATCGGACCCTAGAAAACGGGACTTGGTCTAGTTTCCGTAATGTCTGGTATAGCGGTGTCCGGCATAACGAGGAAGGTTGGGTAGACAAGAGTGATACCTACCACTTCGCAAGCCGCGATTACGACAACGTGCATGTGCGTCTGGTGGTCACCACTGTGAACCACAATCCCAACTCCTCCCCCTCGACAGTCACCTTCCCGCTGCACAACACACGAAATCTGGCGCTTATTATTCAGTCGATGACACGGAGGTAACA